AGACGATTAGAACGTGATGGGATTCCTACGGGATCTGATCAGTACTGGTCATCTATAGATACCGAGATGCGGAAAAGATTTCCAGAAAAATTTTCTGGCAATTCATCAGAGACCAAAGACTCTGTTAAGACCAAACCCTCAACGGTCGTAGCGCCTGCTACACGTTCTACATCCCCAAAAAAGATTAGACTGACGCAGACACAATTAGCTTTGGCTAAAAAGTTCAAACTTTCTCCAGAGCAATATGCGCTGGAATTAACTAAATTGGAGTCCCAAAATGGCTGAAAATAGAATTCCCCGTGAAGTAGATAACCGTCAACAGGATGAGCGCCCTAAACAGTGGCAAGCTCCTGAATTGTTACCAGAACCAGACAAACAAGCTGGCTTTGCGTACAGATGGATTAGAGTTTCAATGCTGAACTCAGCAGACCCACGCAATCTCAGTTCTAAACTTAGAGAAGGCTGGGAACCTGTTAGAGCAGAAGAGCAACCTAAATTTCAACTGTTAGTTGATCCCGATAGTCGTTATAAAGACAACATTGAGATTGGCGGATTATTACTTTGTAAGACCCCTGTTGAAATGGTCGCACAAAGAACAGAATATTATGAGAAGCAAACGCAATCTCAAACAGACGCTGTTGATAATAATCTTATGCGTCAAAACGATCCTAGAATGCCTCTCTTTAATGAGCGAAAATCTACGACTAGTTTTGGCAAAGGTTAATTTTATTAATTTAAGGAGTTTTAAATATGGCTTATCCAACCATTGATAAACCCTATGGCTTTAAACCGATTCAACGTTATGATGGTATTCCATACGCTGGCGCTACTTTACAGTATCCAATCAGCGGATCTTACAATACTGCAATTTATAACGGTGCTTCAGTTAAACTCGTAGCGGGCGGTACAATAGAGTTATCTGGTGCTACAACTACAGGTACAATTATTGGCGTGGTAACTGGTTTTCAATATACCAATTCATCAGGTCAAACAGTTCAAGCTCAATACTATCCAGGTACTAGCGTAACTAACGCTATTGCTTATGTAGTGGTTGATGCTTCAGCTTCATTCAAAGTAGCAGTAACAACATCTGGCACAGCTGGCACAGTAACATATGCTAATGCAACTATCTTAGGTACTAACGTAGCTGAGATCCAAAACGGTACAGGTTCTACAACAACAGGCGATTCACAAGCATCTATTGTTAAACCTGCTAACGGTGCTGGTGATACAACTACACTCCCATGGAGAGTTGTTGGTCTAGTTCCAGATACTGCATACTACGTTTCAACTACTTTAGTTTATCCTGAAGTAATTGTGAAGATTAACAACCCACAGTTGACTGCCCTTACAGGCACAACTTACACAGCTTAACTAGGAGAATAAAACATGGCTATTTCACGTGCACAGCTCCTTAAAGAGCTATTACCAGGACTTAATGCGCTATTCGGTTTAGAATATGCAACTTACGGTCAAGAACACAAAGAAATCTACGAAACAGAGACTTCTGAGCGTTCATTTGAAGAAGAAACAAAACTTTCAGGCTTTTCAGCAGCACCAGTTAAAAACGAAGGCACAGCCATCGCTTATGACAATGCTCAAGAAGCTTGGACAGCACGATACAATCACGAAACTATCTCCCTTGGCTTCAGCTTAACTGAAGAAGCTATTGAAGATAACTTATATGATTCATTATCTGCTCGTTACACAAAGGCTTTAGCAAGAGCTATGGCTTACACAAAACAAGTGAAGGCTGCTGCAGTTATTAATAACGGCTTCAGTTCTTCATACACAGGTGGTGATGGTGTTGCGTTATTCAGCACTGCTCATCCACTTGTTTCAGGTGGCGTTAATAGTAACACTCCAGCTACAGCAGCTGACTTGAACGAAACTTCATTGGAAAATGCAGTTATTCAAATCGCAGCTTGGACTGATGAGCGTGGTCTATTAATTGCAGCTAAACCTAAAAAACTTATCGTTCCACCAGCATTGCAATTCGTTGCAACTCGCTTATTGGAAACTGAGTTACGTGTTGGTACTGCTGACAATGATATCAATGCTATTAAGAACAATGGCTCTATCCCAGAAGGTTATACAATTAACCACTTCTTGACAGACGCTAATGGTTGGTACTTAACAACTGACGTTCCTAATGGTATGAAACACTTTGTTCGTACTCCATTAAGTAATTCAATGGACGGTGACTTTGACACAGGTAACGTACGTTATAAATCACGTGAACGTTATTCATTCGGTTGGTCAGATCCGTTAGGTATGTTCGGTTCACCAGGTGCTTAATTAAGCATTTGATGATGGAAAAGGCTCTCTTCGGAGGGCCTTTTTTATTTGCCAGTAAGCGTGAAAATACTACCGTTTACAGGCAAAAGTATTGTAAAATAAACATATCCAGGAACTACCTGGTTTATTAGACTGTCCTGGCAGACGCATATAAGACTAATAAACTTAACTTTATATGAAGGAAAATTATTATGTCATCAACAACCTTTTCGGGTCCAGTGACCTCTACAGCTGGTTTTATTACTGGCACAGGCGTTAATTCAACAGTTACAGCATCAACATTAACAGTAACAGCATCTGCATACAATGGTCAAACAATCAACCTAAGCCGTGCAGCTGGTATCACAGTTACTCTTCCAGCAGCTACAGGTTCAAACGCTGTTTACAGATTTGAAGTTGCAACATCTGTTACATCTAACAGTTACAAAATTCAAGTAGCTAACTCAACAGACGTTATGAATGGCTTCTCATCAGTTGCTGGTACTACAGGTACTGTATTCAGCACTCTTCCAGCTTCAGATACAATCACAATGAATGGTTCTACAACAGGTGGTTTAATTGGTTCATACGTTCAAATAACTGACCTTGCAACTGGTTATTATTTAGTACAAGGATCTTTAGTAGGTTCTGGTACACCAGCTACACCATTTAGCGCAGCTGTTTAATTAATCACTGGGGGCACTTAGCCCCCTTTATAACCCAAGGAGATTAATTATGGCAATGCAATATGATGTAAAACAAGGTCACATAGATCAAAGCGGCTATCTAGTAAAATTTGCAACTAGAGTTAAAGGCGTGTCATATGTAGGCACGGCTACTGCTGGATTTGTAGTTTTATTTGATACATTAACAACGCCAGTTTCATCTAGTGTTACTTATGGCAGATCTGGTACAACTGTAACTGTAACTAAAGTAGCTCATGGATTAAGTACAGGAGATAAAATTGGTATTCATTTTGAATCTGGTACAGGTGGTGCAGCAACTGATGGTAACTACACAATAACCAGATTAACTGCAGATACATTTACGCTTACAGATATTAATACTGGAACAATTACTGCATCACCAACAGCAGTATATTCTACAAAATGGCTATTAACTTATAATTCTTCTGCAGCTGATACATATAATAATGCTCCAATTATCCCAGGCGAAGGTGTGCGTGTAGATAATGGCGTTTATGCTTATATGGTTAACATAGAAGCTACTCAAATATTTTACGGATAATATATGAGCGCAGAACGTGAAGTTATAGAACACGGTGTAGAAATTAAACATATACAATCAGATGTGGATAGTATTATGGAAGATATGGAACAGCTAAAAGCTCGTCTTGATAGTATTGAAAAAACACTAGAAGAGATTAAAGGTGGCTGGAAAGTATTTATTGCTATCGCTACTGTTATTTCAGGCGTTATAAGCTGGATGGTAACTCACTGGTTAGGTAAATAATGCCAAGCAAATCTAAAGCACAACATAAACTTATGAATGCAGTAGCTCATAACGCTAAGTTTGCTAAAAAGGTTGGTATCCCTCAATCAGTAGGTAAAGATTTTGCAGAAGCTGATAAAGGTAAGAAGTTTAAAAAAGGTGGTGTATCATTAGCTGTTGGACGTGGTGAGAAATTGCCAGTATCTAAAGGTGCTGGATTAACTGCCAAAGGCCGTGCTAAATATAACGCTGCTACAGGATCAAATTTAAAAGCTCCACAACCAGAAGGCGGTGCTCGCAAGAGATCTTTCTGTGCAAGAATGTCTGGAATGCCTGGACCTATGAAAGATGAAAAAGGCAGGCCTACTAGAAAAGCAGCTTCTCTTAAACGATGGAAATGTAACTAAGGAATTAATATGAAAAAGAAATCAACCAATCCAAGAATGGCTATGATGATGGGACGTGCAATGAGACGACCAGCACTAGCTGCAAGCCCAGCAGTAGCTCAACCAGCTATTAATCCAATGGCTGCTATGGCTGCTCCAACAATGCCAACTATGAAAAAAGGTGGAAAAACTATGAAATCAGATATGAAAGAAGATACAAAAATGGACATGGCTCAAGACAAAGCTATGATCAAAAAAGCTATGAAGCAACATGATATGCAAGAACACAAAGGTGGTAAAGGCACTAAGTTATCCCTTAAATCAGGCGGTAAATGTTACGCTTCTGGTGGCAAAGCATCTCAATTAGCAAAAGCTAATGGCATTGCTGTTCGTGGTAAAACTCGTGGAAAGATTATTTAATCATGGCAGATAAAGACAAAGCCCCCACACAAGCTGACTATGATAAAGCTTGGGAAGATGTAAAGAAAAATCCCAAATCAGCCCCTAAGTTTATTGATGGTATGCCTCCTAAAGAAACTCCTGACATTAAAAAAGGTTTATTAGAAGGATTAAAAGGCTATTCACCAAGCAAAGAAGTTAAAAAGTTTGATGATAATTATAAACAAGGTGGCAAAGTATCTTCAGCCTCTAAACGTGCAGATGGTTGCGCCATTCGTGGAAAGACAAGAGCATAATGAGAACTTCTCGTGGTATGGGCGATATTGCACCATCTAAAATGCCTAAAGGTAAAAAGAAAGCCCGTAGAGATGATACGGACTTTACTCAATACGCTAAAGGTGGCAAGGTCGGCCTCTATGCCAATATTCACGCTAAGAAGGCACGTATAGCTCAAGGTTCTGGTGAGAAGATGCGTAAGCCTGGCTCTAAAGGTGCGCCAACCGCAAAACAATTCAAACAAGCTGCTAAAACAGCTAAGAAATAGGGGTATATATGATTAAGAAATTTGTGAAAAAACTTATCAAGAAGCTTAAGAATTTGCGTATTCTGCAAAAATAGGTAAACAATGGCCTCAACTACAGGAACCACCCTATTTAATCTAAACATGAATGACCTCATTGAAGAGGCATTTGAGCGCTGTGGTTTAGAGTTAAGATCAGGTTACGATTTTAGAACTGCTAGACGATCACTTAATCTATTAACAATTGAGTGGGCTAATCGTGGTATTAACCTTTGGACAATTGAAGAAGGTCAAATACAAATGGCTACAGGCCAGATTACCTATGCTCTTCCAGTAGATACTATTGATTTATTAAGTATGATTACTAGAACTGGTAATGGTGGACCTAACCAACAAGACATTAATATTAATCGTATATCAGAAGATACTTATTCTACGATTCCAAATAAATTAGCTACAGGCCGTCCTATCCAAGTATGGATTAATAGACAGTCTGGTATGTCTAACACAAGCACTGTATATCTAGCAGCTTCTATTAGCTCTACAGACACTACTATTACATTAAGCACCGTATCAGGTATTGCAGCGGCTGGGTTTATTCAAATAGATAATGAAATTATTTACTATCCAAATGTAGATAGCACAAACAATCAATTATTAAATTGTGCTCGTGGTCAAAACAATACAACAGCAGCAGCTCATGTAGCTACTACAACACCACGCAACTACATTACTATACAAAACTTACCAAGCGTCAATGTATGGCCTAGCCCTAACTCTCCTGGCAATCAGTATACGTTTGTATATTGGAGAATGCGTAGAGTACAAGATGCTGGCACTGGCGTAACAGTTAATGATATTCCATTTAGATTCTTACCATGTATGGTAGCTGGATTAGCTTATTACTTAGCTATTAAATCCCCTGCAGTAGATCCTAATAGAGTAGCATTCTTACAGTCTGACTATGAAAAACAATGGGATCTAGCATCTCAAGAGGACAGAGAAAAGGCACCAATTAGATTTGTGCCTAGAAATATGTCTTATATAAGGTAATTATGGCTACCAAGTATTCAAGCGGTAAACACTCCATTGCCGAATGTGATCGTTGTGGTCAACGCTATAAGCTTTCAGAATTAAGAAAACTTATACTTAAAACAAAACAAATTAGCGTTAAGGTTTGTCCAGAATGCTGGGAACCAGATCAACCACAGTTATTATTAGGTATGTATCCTGTGAATGATCCACAAGCAGTTCGTGAACCAAGACCAGATGTATCCTATCAAATATCTGGTAATACAGGTTTACAAATTGGATTAAATAATTCTAACAATATTCAAGATAATGGTTACCCTCAAGATGGTAGCCGTCAAATTGAATGGGGTTGGAATCCAGTAGGTGGAGCAAGTTACTTTGATACTTTATTAACGCCTAACCACCTTATAAGTAATGTTATAATAGGCGATGTAACAATTGTCACAACTTAATTAGGAGAAATAAAATGGCATTTCGTAAAGCAGCTGATGGTATTACTAAACAAGGTAAAACTAAAGGCAAAAATCTAGGTGATTCAGGACCAATAGCTGGTATTCAATCTGGTAAAGGTTCTAAGGGTGCTTCTTCAGTAACTTCATTATCTATGAAGAAACTTGGACGCAATTTAGCAAGAGCAATGAATCAAAAAAAAGGTAAATAATCATGACTACAGAACGCAAAGTTCCAGTGACACCAGCAGAATCTTATCCTTTAGGTAATGCTAAAGAGAATAAAGATGCTAGTGCATATACTGGATTTAAATATCCATCTGGCGGTGGTGATGACATTGGTGTTTATAAACAACCTATGGATAATCCAAATGGCACAGAGCAAAATGCAGTAGCTATGCCTGGCAACGGAATAGATAGAATGAACATTTCTGTTGGTGGCGTAAGCAAAGGTAACTATGCAGAAGTAAACCCATATGGCGTTAAAGAAATGCGTGGTTATGGTGCAGCTACTAAAGGTCGTAAGATTAGCGGTAAACAAGGCTAGTAATGAACTACGTTCAACTGTATCAATCAATTCAGGATTATGCGGAAACTACGGAACAATTATTCGTAGCTAATATACCTCGTTTTGTTCAAGAAGCTGAAGAACGTATTTATAACTCAGTTCAAATACCTGCGTTGCGTAAAAACGTAACAGGTACTTTGACATCTGGCAATAAGTACTTATCACTTCCAAACGATTGGTTATCTACATACTCTTTTGCAGTGATTAATACAGATGGCACATATGAATATCTTTTAAACAAAGATGTAAACTATATCCGTCAAGCTTTTCCTAGCCCTACTTCAACAGGACTGCCAACGCATTATGCATTATTTGGATCTCAATACAGTGATATTAATGAATTGTCATTGATTTTAGGTCCTACACCAGATGCTAGTTATAATGCTGAATTGCATTATTTTTACTATCCACCTACTATTGTGCAGGGGCAAATTTCATTAATAGCCATAACTACAGTAGGATCATTATATGTTCCTGGCGTATATGAAAATGTATCATTAACTGGAGGATCTGGATCTGGATCTACAGCTACTATTGTAGTGAACTCTTCTGGTGCAGTAAGCTCAGTGACTTTAAATGAAGGCGGTCAGTTTTATGTTGTAGGTAATATATTAAGTGCCGCTACAGCAAGTTTAGGTGGTGCTGGTTCTGGTTTTACAGCAACTGTAACCGCAATATCTAATACAAAAGGCACTTCATGGTTAGGTGATAACTATGATCCAGTTTTATTTTATGGCGCTATGCGTGAAGCTATGATCTTCCAAAAACAAGAGCCAGACGTAATCAAAAATTACGAAGATAAGTATCAAGAAGCTATGCAACAACTTAAACGTCTTGGTGATGGCCTTGAAAGAGGCGATGCATACCGTGATGGTCAGACTAAACTTAGGGTTAATTCATGATAACGCAAACCGCTTGCACAGTCTTTAAGTCTAATATGCTTAAAGGTCTTGAGAACTTTAATGCAGGTACGCCATATACGTACAAAATAGCACTCTATAACGCATTAGCAAACTTAGATGATGCTACCCTAGCCTATACTACAGATAATGAGATTACGGGCTCAGGATACACTGCTGGAGGGGTAAATTTAACCCCTACTACAATACTTTCAAACACAGAAGATAATACTGCTTATGTGTCTTTTTCTAATGTAGTTTGGAGCCCAGCAAATTTTACTTGCAGGGGTGCTTTAGTTTATAATAGCACTACAAATGCAGCAGTTTTTGTATTAAATTTTGGTTCTGATAAGACGGCTACTACAAGTTTTACAGTACAATTTCCAACGGCAAATTCAACCAGTGCCATTTTAAGAATCAGTTAAGGAGTTATTATGCATAAAGAAAAACAAGGTTTTGGAGACCAAGCTACCATCACATTAAATGCTGGTGCAAATTCCAATGAAGTATTAGGTGTTGAAGGACACTACCATGTTGTATGTCACGATAAAGATGGCAATTTAAAATGGGAAGAAAAGTTTCCTAACTTAGTTGTTGCTGCAGGTAAACAATTATTATTAGATACTTTACTCCGTACAACTGGTACATATACAACAGTTGGACCATTCTTAGGTCTTACTAAAGTATCATTAACACCAGCAGCTACAGACACAATGACTACATTGGTAACTACTAATGCAGCTGAGTTTACTAACTATACATATGGTGGATCAGCAGTTCGTGGTACAGCTACATTTACGGCTGCAACTTCAACGGGTACAACACCATCTAACGTTACAACTTCAGCAGCAGGTGCTTTGACTTACACCATTACAGGTGCAGGCGGTACAGTTTATGGTTGCTTCTTAGTTACAGGTTCTGGTGCTGTAAATACACAAAGCTCAACAGCAGGTACTTTATACAGTGAAGGTAATTTTGCAACAGCTAAGGTAACAACAGCTGGCGATACAGTTTCAGTTACATACTCAACAACAGCTACTAGTTAAGGAGCTTAAATGGCTCTTGCGTTAAATGATCGTGTCCAGCAGACGGGTACGGCTAACACTACAGTTAGTTTTACCCTAAGTGGCTCCGTTACTGGGTTCCAATCTTTTGCCGTTGTTGGCAACGGAAACACGACCTATTATAGTGCAACTGACGCAACTGGAAATTGGGAAGTAGGTGTCGGTACTTACTCTACTACTGGCCCTACATTAACTCGTACTACAATCTTATCCTCAAGCAATTCTGGCAGTGCTGTTACATTCAGTGGTACAGTCAATGTCTTCGTTACATACCCTTCAGAAAAGTCTATTAATTATGATGCCAATGATGTAGCTACAATTGGTTCTACATTAAGCTATTCAGATACAGGCATTATTGGTTCATTTGCTTCTACTGTTGCTGGCTATAATCAAGTTATTATTCAGAATAAAAGCTCTGCTACAAACGCTTCAGCTAATTTAAATATATCTAATGATGCATCTACAGGATCAACAGGATATGTTGAATTGGGTATTAACTCATCTGCATTTACAGGTACAGGCTCATTTAACCTTCCAAGCGCTTCGTACTTAGCTTCTGCTTCTACAGATTTAACAATTGGTACATATGGTGCATATAATGTGCATTTTGTAACTAACAGCAGTACTACTGATGCTATGACCATCTTTAATTCAGGTGGTGTTTCATTAGGCGGATATGGTGACCCTGGTATTGGTACTTTATATGCTAATAATGTATATGTAGGATTTACTACAATTACAGCAGCTGCTGGCACTACAGTATTAACTAATGCTTCTGCTGGTTGGCAACAAGTTGTAGGCACAACTACACAAACTATTCAATTGCCAGTTGCTACAACATTGTATAAAGGTTTAACCTTTACTGTTGCAAATAATTCAACTGGCTCAGTGACTATCAAAGATAGTGCATCTACTACAATTGATACCGTTATTACTGGCGGTACAGCTGTTCTAGTTTTAACTGCTAATGGAACTTCTGCGGGCACATGGGTTGCTTATAGTTATATACCATCTTCATACGATTTTAATGCTACTTCAGCTTCATTTGGTAATGCTACAATTACTAACGCAGTATGGAATGGTACAACAATAGCTTCGGGTTATGGTGGTACAGGACTTACTACATTTGCTGCAGCTAACAATGCTCTTTATTCAACATCAAGTTCAGCTTTAGCTGCAGGTACATTACCCGTTGCAGCAGGTGGTACAGCAGCTACTACATTTACAGCTAACGGTATTCTTTATGGTAACGGTACAGGCGCATTAGGTGTCACAGCGGCAGGCACTACAGGACAAGTTTTAGTAGGTAATACTGGATCTGCTCCAACATGGGGCACATTATCTAGTTCAGCAGTTACAACATTCCAAACATCATTAAACGGACTTACACCAAGTACAGCCACAAGCGGTGCTGTTACTTTAGCAGGCACATTAGGTGCTACATCAGGTGGCACAGGATTAACTTCTTATACTACTGGTGATATTATTTATGCATCCGCTACAAATACATTATCAAAATTAGCTGCGGGTACTAATGGACAAATACTAACCTTAGCTTCAGGTATTCCTTCATGGGCAACAAGCACATCTACTGGCGTTTCATTTGTAGTCACAGACTTTACAGCTACCGCAGGACAGACTACTTTTACAGTAACTTATACTGTAGGACTTGTTGAAGTTTATAGAAACGGTGTTAAGTTAGCTATTGCTGATTACACAGCATCCACAGGTACTACGATTGTTTTAGCTACAGGCGCTAATGTAGGGGACGTGATTGAAGTTATAGCCTTTGCATCAGTTAATACAGCAGCTACTATATCCTATGATACGTTTAGTGGTACAGGATCACAAACAGCATTTACTATGTCTGTAACACCTGCTAATTCCCAGTCGGTGGTCGTAGCTATATCAGGTGTGGTTCAAGACCCAGGTAATTACACAGTATCAGGAACGACTTTAACATTCTCAACAGCGCCACCATTAGGTACTAATAATATCTCATGCCGTTATTTAGCGTTACCTACAACGACTACAGGTACGGGTGCTGTAATTAATGCAACTAATGGTATAATTATTAATAACCAAACCATCTCGGCTTCTTATACAATACCTGTAGGCAGTAATGCCATGAGTACGGGTCCTGTAACAGCAGCAAGTGGTGTTACAATTACGGTAAGTTCAGGCAGTCGTTACATAGTTATTTAAGGATAAAAATTGGCTTCTACGATAAACGCATCTAATTCGGGGTTTGGTGGCATAGTCTCTACGGGAGACTCTAGTGGTCAACTACAACTTCAAACAGCTAGTACAACTGCTATTACTATTGACACTTCACAGAATGTAGGTATTGGTGCAACTCCAAGTGCTTGGGGGCAAAAAGCAACGCAATTTAACTATTATGGCAGTATTTTAAATAGTAATGACCCAGGTATGTTTATTAGTCAAAATGCTTATCTTGATAATACAACTACTTGGAGATATATTACTACTGCGGCAGCTTCAAATTATTACCAACTTCCTTCAAGCAGTGCTCCTCATGTATGGAGATATGCTGGTTCAGGAACAGCTGGAGCAAGCTTTTCTTGGTCAGAAGCAATGCGTATAGACTCCTCTGGTAATTTATTAGTTGGTCAAACAAGTAATGCTCAAGGTGGTAGATTAGTAATTACTGGTAGTGCTGGTACTACGGATGATTTGGTTTTTAATACTAATGCTTCTTATTGTGAAGTGCAATCATTTAATAGCAAGCCATTAGTTTTAAATAGGCAAGGTAATAACGTTGTGATTGGAACATCATCTGCCTTTCTTAATACAGCATTTAATGTACAAGGTTCAGGTTCTTTAGGACAACTATCATTAAGAAATTCTGGAGCAACCGCTGGTAAATATTGGACATTTGGACCAAACGCTTCTAATAATATAATTCTCTACAATAATAGTGTTGTTGGTGTTTACATAGTTGATGGAGGAACTTCATGGACTGGAACTTCTGATGAAAGATTAAAAACAAACTTACAACCTATTGAAAATGCAGCAGAAAAAGTATCAACATTAAGAGCTGTGACTGGTAGATTTATAGCAGACGAAGAAAATAAAAGTCGTGCATTTTTAATTGCTCAAGATGTTCAAAAGGTATTTCCAGAGGCAGTAGATGCAAGTGACCCAGAAAAATTAGGCATAGCATATACAGACGTAATCCCATTGTTAGTGGCTGCTATAAAAGAACAACAAACCATCATCAACGACCTAAAAGCTCGTATAGAAACATTGGAGGCTAAATAATGGCAAGCATAGTAGTCGCAGGAGATACATCAGGAACCGTAACCTTAGCTGCCCCAGCAGTAGCGGGCACAACTACGCTCACCCTACCTACAACAAGTGGGACTTTTGCTTTAACAGCAGCTCCTACATTTACAGGTCAAGCCACAATACCTACTATTAATTTAACTGGTGGGCAAATTACATTCCCAGCTACACAAAGCGCTAGTTCAGATGCTAATACTTTAGATGATTATGAAGAAGGTACTTGGACACCTACAGTTGCTGGCGATACAACTGCTGGTTCGTATACTTATTCAACTCAATCTGGAGCATACACAAAAATAGGAAGGGTAGTTACAGCTCATTTTACTCTTACTGGAATTACTACATCTTCTGCTGGATCTGGAAGCATTAAGATTGCTGGGTTACCATTTACTTCTGCTGGATCTGGAGCGTATGGAGATAGAGGATATAATTTTGTTCCTAGAATAAGATCCTTTACAACAACAAGAAATAATATTTTTATTTTAATATCGGTTGGAACAACAAGTATGTATGTTTTATATGATAATAATGCATCAGGTACTGGTAGCGACATTCAAGTTACTGAAGTTTCTAGTGGAGCTTCGCAAATAGGTGGAACTGTAATTTACATTGCGGCATAATGGAGAATAAAATGACATTAGAAAAAAATACAGTGGTTGATAGAGTAGAAATAATAGAAAATGGCACTGTGCAAGTTCGTCAAGCTACTATTATTACAGAAGATGGTAAACAAATATCTCGTACATTCCATAGATGGTGTATAGTGCCAGGACAAGATTATTCTGACCAAGAATCACAAGTGCAAAATATATGCAAAGTAACTCATACACCTGAAGTTATTGCGGCTTATGAAGCACAATTAGAAACTAATAAACTAGGATAACCATGGCACTCATACTAACTGGAGCATCAGGAGCAAGTACACTAGATAGTTCTACAGGATTAGCTGTGGCTACTTGGACAACTGCAGGAAGACCTACAAGTCCTGTTGCGGGGCAAACTGGCTATAATTCTACTTTAGGTGGATTAGAGTTTTATAATGGTATTGCTTGGATTTCTACAGCATCCTTAGCTAGTTATTCATCAACTTATTTAGTTGTTGCTGGTGGAGGAGGAGGTGCATCAGCATCTGGTGGTGGTGGTGGAGCTGGTGGATTACTTACTGGTACACAAACATTAAGTATAGGGGTAGTTTATACTATTACTGTAGGTGCTGGTGGTGCTTCAGTAGCGTCTGGCGCAAATACTAATGGTAATCCTGGAAATAATTCATCTATAGCTGGTTCTGGTATAACGACTATCACTGCAACTGCTGGCGGTTATGGTGGTACATTTAATACCGCTGGTGGTAATGGCGGTTCTGGAGGTGGTGGTGGGGGTAGAGCTTCTTCTGCTGGTGGTTCAGGTACATCTGGGCAAGGTTCTGCTGGTGGTGCATCATTAAGTGGTAATACAGGTACCACAGGTCGTGGAGGCGGAGGCGGAGGTGCTTCTGCTGTTGGAGCTACTGGTGATGCTTCAGGTAATGGCGGTGCTGGCACAGCATCATCTATTTCAGGTTCGTCTGTAACTTATGCAGGCGGTGGAGGCGGTGGTAACTATAATCAAGCATCTGCTGGTTCTGGAGGTTCAGGCGGTGGGGGTACTGGGGGTACAGGTTCAACTTCTGGCGCAGCTACTGCAGGTAATGGTGCAAATGGGACAGCTAATACTGGTGGAGGTGGCGGTGGTGGCGGTTCTACTGCAAATGCAACCCCTTCTTTAGCTATTGGAGGTGGAGGTGCTGGCGGTTCAGGTGTAGTAATATTATCTGTGCCAACCGCAAATTACACAGGTACAACTACAGGCAGTCCAACAGTCACAACATCAGGATCAAGTACAATTATTACATTTACAGCAAGCGGTTCTTACACCGCATAATATAAAGGAGAACTAAAATTTCACATTTCGCAAAAGTAGTAGACGGTAAAGTAGTTTCAGTCATTGTGGCTGAAGCCGAGTTTTTTGATACATTCGTAGATTCAAGTCCTGGTACTTGGATTCAAACAAGCTATAATACACATGGTAATCAACACCCAGAAGGCAGACCTTTAAGAGCCAATTACGCTGGAATTGGTTACACATACGATGCAACTAACGATGTATTCATAGCCCCTAAACCATCAGACACAGCAGTGTTAAACGAAACAACATGGTTATGGGAAGATACAGTAACTGAAAGTCCACAAGGATAATACATGATACAAAAAAGAACACCAATGATATATGAAGACTTTGTTCCTTACTTTAAAGTTGAAGGTGGGAATCTTATCAGTCTATATAATTCTAGATCTAGAAAAATTGGATCAATTGTTGGATGTAAACATAATGAAGGGTATTTAACCTGTCTTCACAAAGGTAAAACTTATAAAGTGCATAGAATTATTTATTTGCTTACACATAAAACTTGTCCATATATTATTGATCATATCAATGGTATTAAAGATGACAATAGACCAGAAAATTTAAGATCTGCATCATTAAGTGATAATAGTTGTAACTCTGTTCATAGAGTTAATAATACATCTGGAATTAAAGGCGTTCATAAAATGAAGGATGGTTCTGGTTATCAGGCAAGTATTACACGTCAAAGAAAACGTACATTTCTTGGTTTGTTTAAAACTCTTGAAGATGCTAAAAATTGCATTGAATCTGCAAGAAAAGCTATGCACGGTGAATTTGCAAACACTGGAGTATCTATATGAGTAATGCGGTCAATCTATCAGCACTAGGTTCTAACGGAGGCACAGCCATATCTACATGGACAACTGCCACAAGACCTTCAAACCCTATTGCGGGTCAGTTTGGATATAACTCTACCACTGGAAATATGGAATATTATAATGGTTCTTCTAGTGCGTGGTTTACAGTAAATAATACTTCTACAGCTCCTTATTCAGCAACTTATTTAGTAGTAGCAGGTGGAGGCGCTGGTGGTGGAGTAGGAGCATTTTCAAATGGTGCAGGTGGTGGAGGTGCTGGTGGATATTTAACAGGTACGGCTACATTTGCACCTGGAACAACTTATTCAGTTACAGTAGGTGCTGGAGGTGCAGGTAACTCCGCTAACACTGGGTCAAATGGAAATAATTCTGTATTAAGTGGTGGGGCAATATCTACTCAAACTGCTGTTGCAGGTGGTGGTGGTGGTAAGGAAGGTGCAAATAGTAGTAATGGTAATGCTGGCGGTTCTGGAGGAGGAACTGGAGGACCAGGAACACCTGGTGCTGGAACAGCTGGACAAGGAAATTCTGGAGGTGGATATACATCTGGTTCACAAGCTGCTGGTGGCGGTGGTGGAGGCGGTGCTGGTGCTGCAGGTAATAGTGGTACTAGTTCAACGGGTGGTGCTGGGGGTGTAGGATTAGCTAATACAATTACGGGGTCATCAGTTTATTATGCTGGCGGTGGAGGTGGTGGTGCATATCAACCGTCTTCTTATCCTGGTGGTGCTGGTGGTAATGGCGGTGGCGGTGCTGGATACAGTAACGGTGCAGGTAATGGTTATGCTGGTACTGCTAATACAGGCGGTGGCGGTGGTGGAGCTTCAGGATATAATACAACTCAAACAGGTGGTAATGGTGGCTCAGGCGTAGTTATATTATCTATTCCTACATCAAGATATACAGGCACAAGTACAGGTTCACCTACAATCACAACATCAGGCTCAAATACAATATTAACGTTCACAGCATCAGGAAGCTACACAGCATAAGGATAAATTATGGCATTAACCCAAGTCCCACCAGCGCTTTTAACTTCTACTACAGGAACAGGAACAACTGTTGTATTAGGCACATCGCCTACGATTACTACTCCTACTATTTCAGGCCAATTAAATAATCCTACTTGGACAACTGCTACACGTCCCGCAAGTCCTATTACTGGAACTCAAGGTTATAATACAACTACTGGTCAGTTAGAGATTTATAATGCATCTACTACTTCTTGGCAAAACGCTGGTACCTCAGGCGCTGCGTATACTATAGAATATTTAGTAGTTGCTGGTGGAGCTGGTGGTGGTAGAACAAATGGTGGAGGTGGCGGTGCTGGCGGATATTTAGCTACTACACTATCAAATCTTGCAGGCGTATCATATTCGGTTACTGTGGGTGGGGGCGGTGCTGGAGGCACTTCTACTTCTGCACCTGGTACAAATGGTTCTAATTCTGTTTTTAGCTCTTCTACATCTATAGGTGGTGGAGGCGGTGGCGGTATTAACGCTAACGGTGCTTCTGGCGGCTCAGGTGGTGGCGGTGGTGGTGACCCAGGGCCATATACAGGCGGTTCAGGTACTTCAGGTCAAGGTTTTGCTGGTCAAGCTGGTCCGTTTGGAACCCAACGAGGAGGCGGTGGTGGAGGTGCTAGTGCAGCCGCAACAACTCAAAACGGAGCTGATGGATTAAATTGGCAGTCACTCGGAACCTTTTATGCTGGTGGAGGCGGTGGCGGTTCTAATGTTGCTGCTGGTAATAGTCCAGGTACTGGTGGAGCTGGTGGCGGTGCAGCAGGCTTGGGCGCAAGTGCATCAGGCGTTCCAACTGCAGCTACAGCAAATACTGGCGGTGGTGGTGGTGGGTCTGGCGGTAACGGTAGTGCATCTAATGGCGGTAACGGAGGTTCAGGTATTGTTATTCTTCGCTACTCTGGTTCACAAAGAGGCACAGGTGGTACAGTCACTTCAGCGGGTGGATATACATACCATACATTTACAAGCTCAAGCACATATACATCATAAGGATAAATTATGTCATCAGGATCAAATACAATTATTAAATTTAATGCATCAGGCAGTTACACAGCATAATGTTTGGTAACTCAGCCTTTGCCCAAGCCCCATTTGCAACACTAGGTAGTGGCACGGCTTTTAGTTTGTCTTTGACAGAGAACTTTGGATTAGATGATTCAAGTAGTCAGGCTTGGACTTTCCTGCAAAGTATCACTGAAAATATTGTAATGGATGACTTTAACTCTAATGCAGGGTTATTTAATGGTTCAATTACTGAGGTTATTACACTTGATGATTCAAATAGTCAAACAAGTGCGTTTGGTCAAACGATAGCTGAAAACATAACTTTAGCAGACGTTAACAGCATTTCGGCACAGTTTGCATCAAGTCTTACAGAAAACGTTGTAATGGACGACTCGTCAGTCCAGTATTTTGCGGCATTAGAAACACGTAATGAACCATTTACAATGGATGACATAAGAAGTATTGCTGCTCAGTTTGTAGGATCAGTGACAGAAAATGTAGACCTTGCAGACACGCCAAGTATTACAGCGCAGTTTGCACAAAGTGTGACTGAAAATATAACAATGGCAGATGCTTATGTAGCTATAGCTAACTTTATAGCTTCAAGAACTGAAGATATTACAATGAATGATATTGAAACCATTATTTCAATATTCTTCTTTACGATTACAGAGAATCTGAACCCAGCTGACGCTAATAGTGTTATTACAAACTACCTTGTATCATTGGCTGAAAATGTTAATTTAGCAGATACACCTACTATAACAGCTGCATTCCAGTCTTCTATAATTGAAACATTTGCATTATTAGATGACCAATTTGCTCGTGGATGGTTTAAAATAAACGATGACCAAGCTGTTACATGGGCATCAATAAACAATGATAATTCAGTATCTTGGACTGAAATTAATAACACTGTACCTAATTCATGGACAGATATAAATAATACTCAATAAGGACACATTATGGCATCAACCTATTCAACCTCGTTAAAACTCACTCTCATTGGAGATGGTGAACAGGCTGGTACCTGGGGATCAACTACCAATAATAATTTAAACTTAGTAGAGCAGGCTGTTACAGGCGTAGATGGTATTGATCTGACTGGTCTTACAACCTATACACTTTCTAATTATAATGGCACTACAGATGAAGCTAGAAATGCTATATTGTTATTTATAGGAACTCCATCAGCTACAGTTACTATTGCAGCCCCACTACAAAACAAATTTTATATTGTTAAGAATAGCACTGGCCAAACAATTACAATGTCAGCCTCTGGCGGTTCTATATCTTTATCAATTCCAGCGGGTGTTACTGCACAATGTTATTGTGATTCAACAAATCAATCTGGTACAGGTACTGGATTTTATTCAGCTCAAACAGGATCAGCTGGTAACTTTACAGTCAATGGTAATTTAACTGTTACTGGTAATCAAACTAATACAGGTAATTTCTTAGCTGCTGGGGTTTTAGGTGCTTATATAGCTTCTGCATACACGGGTGGTATTAGCAATGGCTCTGGTGCGGCAGGTACAATTCTTAATGTATCTGCAGTAGCAAGTGGAACAATCTTTATTGGCCAAAGAGTAACTGGTACAGGTGTTACATCTGGTACGCTTATCACTGGATTTGGAACAGGATCTGGTGGTGCTGGTACTTATACAGTCAATACATCTCAACTAGTGAGTGCTGGTACATCATTGACTGGTGCAGCAAGTGCGATTGCAACAACTCCAGCGTCTGGTGACAATTCAGTAAACATAGCTACAACAGCTTTTGTACAATCAGCTGTAGGCACTTTAGGTACTATGGCATCACAAAATGCTAATGCAGTAGCTATTACTGGAGGGACTATTTCTGGCACAGCTGGTGCATTTACAACACTAAACGCCAATAGCGTTACGACCTTAGGTGAAACTACTACCGTATCTGCAACAGCAGCTACAGGTACAATTAACTATGATGTCATTACTCAAGGTGTTTTATATTATACAACATCAGCTTCAGCTAATTGGACTGTAAATTTTAGAGGTAATGGTTCTACTACACTTAATACTTTAATGGCCGTAGGCGAAACAAGAACCGTAACTTTCTTAGTGACTCAAGGATCAACTGCTTATTATAATAGTGCAGTCCAAGTTGATGGAACATCAGTCACACCAAAATGGCAAGGTGGTGCAGCTCCAACATCTGGTAATCCGTCAAGTATAGATATATATACATATAGTATTATTAAAACAGCATCAGCTACATTTACAGTATTAGCTTCACAAACAAGGTTTGCTTAATGCCATTAAATATAACGACTGGTGGAATGTCTGCTCGTGGCTTTGGATTTACTACTCAAGGCTACTATAACTTAAACTTAACAATTTCATCTAATACATCTAGCTATAATGTAAGAACTGCGGCTCTTGCTGCTGGATGGACGGGTACTAATCCTTTAAATTTATCTTTAACCATTAACTCAGGCGTCACTATATCAGGTACAGGTACTGGCACTTCTTCGGCAATATTACTTACGAGTTTAGTTGATAAGTCAATTATTACTATTAACAATAGTGGTACTGTAGTAGGTAGTGGCGGTGCAACAGGGTATAACACAACTAATAGTGGTGCTACAGGATATCCAGGCAATCCCACATCTGTAAGTCCAATTACATTTGCTAATGGTTATAACGGTACAGGATACCCAACAGGCCCAGGTGCTGGTGGTTCTACTCCAGGTTATAACTATTTTTCAGGCGGTACAACAGCAAGTGCTGGTTCTGGCTCTGTTGGTGGTACAGCTATTTATCTTGCATCTAATATCTATTTAATTGTTAATAATAGTGCTACAGGACTAATTACAGGTGGAGGTGGTGGTGCTGGAGGTCAAGCAGGTAATAATGCTGGTGGCGGTGGTGGAGCTAATGGTGGATATTGTATAGAAGAAACAGGCTCGCATTTTATCGCTATTGCAAACAACATATCTGGAGGCATTATAGCTTCTGGTGGTGGTGCATCTGGCGGTTGGGGAAACCGATATGAGAACGATGGTATTGGTGGACGACCAGGATATGCAGCTACTAATCTTAACCCATCTGGTCCAGTAGGCGGTAACTATGGCGGGAACGGAACTTCACCAGGCTTAGCTACAAACAATACAGGTACATCATTAATTAATACAACAGGACAATTCACATTGTCCCCAGCAGTGTAAGGGCTGATATGAAAATTTTAATTGGAATATTATTAACAATTTGCTTACTTTGGTGTGTGCATAATGCTCATGCTGAAACAACAATTATTCAAAACAAAGGTATGCCAGTGCAGAGTGCTATGGCACCTAGTATGTCTGCCTTCTCACAAGATGTTTGTGCGGTTCCTATAAGTGGAGCTGGTAACTTTGGTGTAGTGTCGTTATCAGGCGGTACTGTGGTGCTAGATCAGAACTGCGTTAAGATTAAGCTAGCAAAAACATTAAATGATTTAGGGCTTAAAGTAGCTGCCGTATCAGTGCTATGCCAAGACCCAACAGTTTGGGATGCAATGGAAATGTCAGGTTCGCCATGTCCTATGGGTGGTGCTGTAGGTCAAGCCGCTAAGAAAGCTTGGTTCACTAAGTATCCTGAAAGGTTTAAAAAATTATATGGTGAGGATTACAACATTCCTTCTTTGCCTCCTACTAGGGAGTAATGCGTATGCTTGGTATTGCAACTATGTTCCGCAACAAGGCACAGGCTATGTTACAAACCTTGCCTGTTATGGTATTGACAATCAAAGTGCATTGTCTCAAGCTTGGTGCCCTACGCACCCCAATGATCCTATATGTGGATTTTATTACCAACCAGTTTGCCAAAATCAAACAGAGTATCAGTCACTTGGTTGCTTACCTCATTTTACGGGTGCTATTAATCAAAGTAGGTCTTATGCTTGTACTTCACAAAGTTGGACAGCTTGGACAACAACTTCTGATAACTGTACGCCAGACCCTCCAACGTGCATACAAAGCACTGAAACAAGGCAACTAACATGCCAAGCTGGTTACGAAGGATTATTACAGGAGCAAAGGAATTCAATTTGCTTGGATCCGTATGGTTCTCCAACTTGGACAGCTTGGTTGGAAACGTCCAATACTTGCAAGATGACGGCAACGAACATAAACAATCCGACATCGCCAATCAGTCCGATCAGTCCAACGAATCCAAACAGTGTGATAAATCAACAAGTCACAACTGCGCCAGCACCCCAAATAGAACCTGTAACTGTTCAGGATCTGAGTGCATTACCAACGGGGAATCTGGACACTACTTTGGCAGCAACACCAGTAAAAAGCGAGGTAAGTGGAACGACATCTGCACCAAGCCCCGCAAGTACTACGATGACATCGGGTACAGATAAAAAAGATACACCTAAAGGAGTTGATATTCCTAAAGGTAAAGATATAGTACCAGGCTTTGGCATAGTAATGTCAATGCAATTTTTAAATGCTGGTTACAATATGCAACAAGAACAAATGAAAGAATATATTAACTTAATACAGGAAGAAGATTATGGCAGACAACAAAACATACTCCTTGAATTTATCAGCGCAAATGATACTGGGGATCGCCTGTTCAGTGCTAGTGCCATTAGGTGGCGCAGTATACTACGGGATAACCCTCTTCAACGATTTGACAGGGACGATTGAAGAAGTTAAAAAAATGTCTAGTGTAGAAACTAGAATCGTAGTATTAGAAGATAGATCAAAATCAACAGAGCGTCAATTAGTAGATGTTATGATGTCTAACAATCGTGCATTAGAAAAAGCAAATGAAGCTTACGGTAAGGCTATTGAAGCTAATAGTGTAGCTAAAGGTACTGCAGACAAAGTAACAGACACAGTTGCTAATGTTAAAGATGAAATGAAACAATTAAGAAAGGCAATGGTTAATCCATTGAATAACTAATATGCTATCCATCCTCTCCTCAATTCTTGGCTTCGCTACTGCGGGGCTCCCGTCCATACTAGGTTTCTTCCAGCAAAAGGGAGATCAAAAGCATGAGCGTGAAATGGCTCAATTACAAAATCAACAACAAATGGCTATGGCTGAAAAAGGTTTTATTGCTCAAGAAAAAATAGCTGCTATTGAATTGGAGGGTACATATGCAGAAACATTCGCTCAAGAACGTCAAGCTTTATATGAACATGATGCTAAATTGGTTCATGATGCGGCTCCATGGGTTAGAACCCTTAATGCTTCAGTTAGACCTATTGTTGCTTTCACTTTTGTGGGTTTATTGTTATTTGTTGATATAGGTGGATTTATCTGGGCTGTTAAGACTGTAGGTTTTAGTGGTGAAGCAATGGATATTATATTTTCAACAGATGAAATGGCAATTGTAGCTTCTATTATTGGATTCTACTTTGGTGCTAGAACCTGGGAAAAGAAATAAGTGAATGTATCAAAAGCTGGTATCGCTCTTATCAAACATCACGAAGGTGTGCGTAATCGTCCCTACCGTTGCCCTGCTAACCTGTTCACTGTGGGCGTTGGTCATCTTATCGGGGATGGTAAATCATTGCCTGAATCTTGGAACCGCACTTTTACAAATGAGGAAATAGATGGACTTCTTAAATCAGACCTCAAGCGTTTTGAGCTTGGAATACATAAGATGTTACCTAACGTGCCTCTTAGACAATGTGAATTTGATTGCCTTGTATCTTTTGCCTTTAACCTTGGCTTGGGTACATTTCAGCGATCAACACTCCGTCAAGCGCTTCTTAGGGGCGATAAAAAGGCGGCTATGGAATCGTTAGTGAAATACTGCCGTGCAGGTGGTAAAATACTCAAAGGTTTACAAACTCGCAGATTAGATGAAAAAGCACTCTTTGAAGGTAAATAATGCCATTACAAAAATTAACATATAGAGCTGGAATTAACCGTGAAGGAACAGACTACTCCAATGAGGGTGGCTTCTATGACGGTGATAAGATCCGCTTCCGATCAGGTCAGGCTGAAAAGATTGGTGGTTGGGTACAAGTTGATACAGATCAATTTGAAGGTATTGCACGCTCATTATGGACATGGACTGATGCAGATGGTTTATCAAACTACTTATCATTAGGTACAAGTAAAAAATACTACATATTCTATGGTGGTATTTACTATGATGTTACGCCTATTATTCAAACAGACGGCACAGCACTACCTCCCCCAAATGCATTAGCAGCCAATCCTATATCTACAGTATCTGGCACTAAAGTAGTTACTATTACTGATGGTAATTACAATCCAGCTATTGGTGATTACGTTACGATTACATCAACAGCAACCGTTGGTGGATTAACTATTAGTGGTGAATATGTTGTTAAAACAGTTCCTTCTACCACAACATTTACCATTGAATCTGCAACAAACGCTTCATCTACAGCTTCTGGTGGTGGTACAGTTACTCTTGCATTCCAATACCCTATTGGCAATGATATTGCAACGATTGGTACTGGATGGGGTGCTGGCCCATGGTGTGGTGCTATTGCTACTACAGGTACCACTTTAACTAATCCATTTGATACAATCAATACAAGCACTACGGTATCAGTAAATCAAACTGGCCATGGATTAACATCTGGTGATTGGATATATTTTAGCTCTGTACAAAATAATGTATCAGGTATTTTAAATACTATATTAGAACATGCATTCCAAGTTACTGTAATTAACGCAAATAAATATACTATATCTACTATCTTTGACTCACAAAGTTATCCAGCGAATGCTACAGCATCTGGCCTTGGTGGCACTGTTGTAGTTAGAATACCAGTCTCTGCTACTCGTGGATGGGGAACTGGATTTACATCAGGTATTGCACAACAATTAAGACTTTGGTCACAAGATAATTACGGATCTAATTTAGCTTTTGCGCCTCGTGGTGGACCAATATTCTATTGGCTAGACTTAACGGGTGTTTCAGCTCGTGGTTCATATTTATCTAAGCTATCTACAGATGCAGGATTTAGTGGCACTTATGTACCAAAAACAACCAATCAAGTATTAACTTCTGCTACAGAACAATTCTTAATTGCTTTAGGTTCTAATTCATATACAGTAGGAACGCCTAATACAGCATTTAACCCTATGATTGTAAGATGGTCTGATCAAGCAAATCCATATCAATGGGTGCCAGAGGCAACAAACCAATCTGGTGAATTTACTTTAGCTAATGGCTCATTTATTGTGACAGGCATTACAACCCGTCAAGAAATTTTGATTTGGACTAACTCTTGTCTATATTCAATGCAATACGTTGGTTATCCTTATGTATGGGCATTCCAAGTATTAATGGACAATATTTCTATCATTGCACCTAATGCAGCTGTTACAGTGAATAACGTAACTTACTGGATGGGTAAAGATAAGTTCTATCAATACACTGGTGTAGTTTCAACACTCCCATGCTCGTTGCGTCAATTTATATTTGAAGATATTAACGTTGACCAAGCTTACCAAGTATTCTCTGGATCTAATGAGGGATACAATGAAGTATGGTGGTTCTATGTAAGTAAAAACAGTGGCGGCACAACTGTAGACCGTTATGTTATTTATAACTATGTAGACAAAGTATGGTCGTATGGTACTATGGCAAGAACTGCTTGGTTACAATATGGTATTCAACCTAATCCAGTAGCAGCTGATTACAATAATAGACTTTTATATCACGAGGTAGGAAATGATGATGTATCTACTGCAAGCCCACAACCTATTGAAGCCTATATTCAATCCTCTGATTTTGGTATTGAAGCTGGCGAGCATCTTGGCTTTGTATGGCGTATGTTGCCTGATGTCAATTTTAACGGTTCAAGTGTTAATGCACCTTCCGTTACAATGACATTGTTTGGCCGTCAAAACTCTGGATCATCACAATCACCTTCAGATATTGATACAGTGACTAGTGAACAAAATTACTCAACCGTAACACAATATATTATTCCTAAATTTACAGGTCAAGTTTATACAAGACTAAGAGCCCGTCAAATGTCATTTGAAATTAGATCAACAGATCTTGGCGTAGCTTGGCAATTAGGTATACCTCGTATTGATGTTAAGCCAGATGGTAAAAGATAATGGCTGAAGCAATTATAAGAAGCACCGTAGCTCCTAGCTTACCTATTGCTACACCTGATTATAACCAACAATACCAAGATCAAATATCAAACGTATTACGTTTATACTTTAACCAGTTAGATAACTTTACTAGAGCGCTTACAATATCTAATGGTGGTTCAGCTTTAACTTTTCCTCATATAGGCGCATCTGATACTACTGATCAATACGCAACGGGAAATAACACAGCTACAATTGTAGCTTGGAATACTGAAGAATCTATATTAGGATTTACTTTGGTATCTGGCGCTGCTATTGCTGAGTATTCAGGAGTATATAAAATTACTTATAGCCTTCAGTTTGCTAACACAGATAATGCCATTCATGATGCTTCGGTATGGTTAAAAGTTAATAATGTTGATGTAGCTCGTTCAGCCACTAATTTTTCTGTACCCGCTCGTAAAAGCGCAGGAGTACCTAGTTATGTATGTGGATATTCTGAAGCAGTATTTTCAGTCAATGCAGGAGACAGTATTAAGCTTTACTGGGCTACAGATCAAGCAGCTACTTCTGGAGGCGGTACTGGAATTTATATTTATGCGGATGCTGCTCAAGTTAGCCCATACGCTAGGCCAGCTATCCCGTCAGCAATAGGATCAATTACCTTTGTTTCAGCACTTTAAGAGATAAAAAGCAATGATTTTTAGTAGAAATAGTTTAAAATGTCAATATTAACATTATGGTGAAATTATGAGTCTAGCACTAGCCGCCAAACATCTCGAATCCCAAGGTCGTAATAAGGACACTAAACTTGTCCATATGACCCCTGATGAGCTACGTGCTCTTAATAAACTATCTTTAGACCATGCAGGTAAACCATTATCAACTAATCCTAAAACAGGACTTCCTGAAGCTGGCTTCTTAGGGTCAATCTTACCTACCGTGCTTGGTGTTGCTGGCGCAGCTATGGGCTTGCCTACATGGGCGGTTATTGGTGGCGTAGGACTTGCAGCAACTGCCCTTACGGGTGATATTGGACAAGGTATTATGGCTGGTCTTGGTGCTTGGTCAGGTGGTAAGTTAGGTGCTGATATTGCAAATGCTTCTACGTTAGCTCAGTCGGGCGCAGATGTAGGTGCTAAAGCTTTTGAAGCAACTGCTGATTCAGCTCTTAAAACTACAATGGAACCATTCTCAGAAACATTAGGTAGATCATTTACTGTAGATCCAACAAAACAATTTCTTGGACAATCATTTACACCATCAAGCGTATCAAGTATTGCAGATCAAGCTAAAAACTTTGTACCAGAAGTTTCAACTGGAATAGCAAATGCTGCCTCAACAGCCTTTCCTCAAGGAGCTACTGCTTATACACCATTTGAAAACTTTTCTTCTGGTTTTGATTATGCTAAAGCAAATCCAATGAATTTCTTATCTAGACCTGGTGTAGGAATGAATGTTGCAAGTGCTGCACTTCCAGGAGTATTAGCTTTAATGGATCAGCAACAACAAACCATACCTGGAACAACACAAGAAGAAAATCCATTTGGTTTAAAAAGATTAAGTAAGGATTTTAAAGGTTCATTTCCATCACAACCTAATCCATACTATACAGCACAATACCCAGACTATAGGGCTAAACCATACGGAATGAATGATGGTGGCTTATCTGATATTGATAGATATAAATCTAAAGGCAAGGTAGACGTAGAAAAGCAATTACGCTCTATGGAAACTATGAACAAAGGCATTGGTTTAATGTCACCTTCACCAGATGGATTTGCTCCTATTGTGCCTCGTGATCCAGGTGATGCTATGGGTGGCCCAGGTATTGTTCAATATGAACAAGAATACGCAGGACTAAGTCCAGATCAAAGGGCTTATGCCATGATGAAAAGTTTAAGAAAGAAAACACTTAAAGATGATTTGGCAACTGGATTACAACCAGTAGGCGCACTGGGAGAACTTGATCTAATGCCAGCAATGCAAAAACAAGCTATGTTAGAAGCTCAAGCTAAACAACAAATTGCTACAGAGGCCAAATCAGGAGGTTTAATGGATGGTCATTTAGGTGATTACTCAGATGGTGGTCGTTTATTAAAAGGCCCAGGTGATGGTGTATCTGACTCAATACCTGCTACAATAGGCGGCAAACAAGCTGCAAGACTGGCTGAAGGTGAATTTGTTATTCCAGCAAGAATTGTATCTGAATTAGGCAATGGCTCTACAGATGCTGGCGCTAAACGTTTATATGCTATGATGGATCGTGTTAAAGCTAAACGTAGAAAAGCAAAAGATATAGCAGCAGATACTAAATCATATAAATTATTACCAGCATAGGAAAATCATGGGAGCAGGAACAGGAGTAGGAGCAGGTGGCAAAGGTGGCTTTATGGGCAACATTGTTCAACAAGCTATTAATCAAAATCCTCAACAATCCAATAACTTTTCTTACAATCCCGCACAACCCAATTCATATAGTACTGATTATGCAAATTATAATTCACAACCTACAAGATCAAATATAGGTGGAGAAGCGTTTAACAATGGTGTAAATAGCGATAGCGGTATAGCTTCTATTTTAGCTGGACTGTATAGCTCTGGTGTATTTAACCAACAGAATACAAACCCATATGCGCCACAGGGCTCTGTAGGGTCGTTTACTGGAATACCTTACGGACAACAACAAGAATCAATGTTTAGTCGTCAAGGTTTAAATAATAATCCATATGGTGGATCTCAAGGACAACAATGGAATCCTTATGGTAATTACTATACATCAAGCAATACATCTACAAGTGGTGGCAATACTAATAATAATGTAGCTCCTCCTCCTAGAACTACAGGACCTGATGCATTACAACAATTATCATTTATGATGCAAAATAACCAGAACCAAAATACACAGATCTAATGGAAGTCTCTTTAGTACCTAAAGAATATATTGATCGTGCATGGCCAGAAATAAATGCTTACGCAGAAAAGTGCGCTAAGTATACATATGGACGTTACACTGCAGATGATATGCGTCAAGGTGTTATTAACAATCCAGCACAACAGTTATGGATTGCGTTTGATGAACGAGGTGTTGTAGGTTTCTGGATTACAGAGATTTATGATTACCCTCGTAAAAGAGTTTTAATGCTGCATTTTGTAGGTGGAAAAGATTTTCATAGCTGGAGAGTCGTAGGCTTTCCAATACTATTAAGATTCTGCAAGGATCATGGAGTAGAAGTAATGGAGTCCTACGGTAGACCAGGGTGGAAAAAATTCTGGGAAGCTGAAGGATATAAGGCAAGGTTTGTTTTTTATGAATTACCAGTGGACAATTAATTATGTTTAACAATAAATTTAGAATCGGTGTATTACAACATCCTGGATACCATAAAGGTAAAGGCGGAGGTGGTGGTTCAGCTGCACCTACGCAGTCTACTAATTATACGACTAATATTCCAGAATACGCTAAACCATATGTAGAGAATATGCTTAATGCTACTCAGGCTCAGATTTATGATCCTAGCATGAGCACATTTAATAAATATGTTCCTTATTCTACAGATCCTACTAAATACGTTGCTGGCTTTTCTCCACTACAAAGCTACGCACAATCTGGTGCAGCTGGATTAAATCTTCCTGCTAACTATGGGTTAGCCACTGGCCAAACATTAGGCACTGGCGCTCAAATGGGTGCGCTTGCACCACAAATGGGTATGGCTGGTGCAAATTATGCATCTATGGCTACTAATCCATATGCTACTAGCGCATACATGAATCCATATTTAAAAGCTTCTTTAGCTCCACAATTAGAAGAAGCACGTAGACAATATGACATTACTGGAGCACAACAACAATCGGCTGCTACTCGTGCTGGTGGTTTTGGTGGTTCTCGTGAAGCTCTCATGGCTGCTGAAAACAGACGTAATATGGGCACAGCTATGAACCAAATGATTGGTCAAGGTTATAACAATGCTTTTGGTCAAGCACAACAAGCGCAACAGTTTGGTGCTAACTTAGGTCTTCAAGGTCAACAAGGTCAGTTAAGTGCATTACAAGGTCAGCTTGGTGCTGCTAATCAATTGGCGGGTCTTGGTGGTCAACAACTACAAGCCCAACAAGGTATCTACAATCTTCAGAATCAACTTGGTCAGCAACAACAAACACAACAACAAAACGTTATCAATCAAGCTATTCAAAACTACGCTACAGAACAACAATATCCATTTATGCAATTGGGTGTTCTCAACTCTATGCTTCGTGGTTTACCAATGCAACAATCTTCTACACAAATGTATCAAGCACCTCCAAGTACAGTATCTCAATTGGCAGGTTTAGGTACAGCAGGTCTTGGTGCATTAGGTATGTACAATCAAGCTACAGGTGGTAAAAGCGGTGGATTGATGGAAGTTAAGAAGATGGCTATTGGTGGTAGTGCTATTCCAATGAAGAGCTACTCTGACCAACAATTACAAGGCGTATTAAAAAGCCCAGCATCATCTATGATGGCTGATATCTATGCTCAATCTTTAATGAAAGATCGTGCTTACTTAAAAGCTAATCCATTGGCTGCTAACTTAATTAGTCAACAACAAATGCCATCAGGAATACCGCAAGCAATGCCACAAGGAATGCCTCCACAAGCTCCACAAACACCTCCTATGCCTTCTCCAGATCAAATGGCTATGGCACCCCAAACACGTATGGGTTTAGATAATATTGGCACTGGTGAGATGACTCAAATGGCTGGTGGTGGTTTATTAGCGTTTGCTGATGGCGATGTAGTTCCATCTACAAAAGTATTACCATCTATGGATCCTAATGTAATCCCTAAAGATAAAAAAGGCGACTACGATTGGGATACTTATATTGCAAACAAACTATCACAAAAATATGCAGAAAGCCCAACTGTTAAATCTCAAAGAGAAGCTTTAGAAGCTGGTATTGCTGAGCGTAAAAAGGGCATGGGTTATGAAGGCTTAACTCGCTTTGGTTTAGACTTAATGGCTGGCCAATCTCCTTACGCTTTATCTAATGTAGGCGCTGCTGGTAAATCAGCATTAGACTTTATGTCTGGAGAAGGTAAAGATATTGCTAAAGATAGAGAAAAACTTCTTGAACTTAAATCTGGCGAAGAGAAAAATAAAGAAGCTCGTGAAGCTCAAATGTTGGGCTATGCAATCCAAGCTGACACAGCTAAGAAGAATAAGATTCTACAAATGCAACAAATTGCAGCAACTCGTGATGCTACTGCAGCAAATCAACTTGCTACTAACCAACAAAATGCAGCTAAACTTTACAGTGACAATATGGTTAAAAATGTATTATCATTACGTAAATACTATTCTGATACTGGTTTACCAGTGGACGAAAATGATTTACAAGCAGAAGCAGAAAGACTTACATATAACGCCTTTAAATCTGCTCCAAAAGGCAGTGTCATGGCTGATTATATGGCTGGTGTTCCTGCGCCTGAAGCAAGAAAACCAAAAGAAGTGGCACCTAAAAAAGAGCCAGGTTTCTTTGAAAACCTTTTTGGTGGAAGTAAAGCAGTAGATTTTAATCAACTACCTAAGTAGATTATGCCAATAGATGTCAGGATGCCTGATGGGACTCTTGTAAAGAACGTCCCAGATAACATAACGCAAGCTGATTTGCTTGCCAGATATAATGCCTTCTCGGCACAACCTGCCACGTCTATAGCTCCTGAAATACAAGTAAAACCACAAGCTCCTCAAGTTGGTCCTGAAGGCGCTCCTATACCTCCTATACTACAAACACAAACCCAAGTTTCAGAAGATAGACCACTTGCTGGATCTGCTAGAAAAGGCATAGTTAATTTACAGCAAACTGGTGAAAACTTACGCCTTGCTAATCTTATGGAGTTACAAGACGCATACAAACAACAGTATGGTCAAGGCTATGAAAATGCTCCCCCAGAAAAGATTGTAGATCTACAAAAACTAGAAGATGATATTAATACTTCTAAACGTGTATCTACATCTTATGATTTAAAACGTCAAACACTTAGCAAGCAATATGGTATTACGCCATTATCTCAAAAGCTAGATGAAGTTCAATCTACTCCAGAATATCAAAATGCAAGTGGCATTCAAAAGTTTCAATCTATTGGTGAGACATTACTTAAAAACCCAGGAGACATACCATCTTACATTGGTAACATTGGATTAGAAAGTTTACCTAATTCAATGGCCATGATGGCTTCTGCTGTTGTTGCTAGGTATATGACTGGCAGTCCATCTTCTGCAGCTGTAGCAGGTGGAACTACATCTTCATTTACAGAGTTTGGCAATCAATATGTAAGTAACAGAGAACAAGGAAAATCCCACCAAGACGCTATGGCGGAAGCATCTGTTAAATCTGGAATCATTGGTTACTTTGATGCCGTATCATTTGGATCTGCTGGTAAAGCACTAGAAGAAATCATTAAAGAATTTAGTAAGGGTGCCATTAAATCTACTGCAAAAGAAGTAGGTAAAGAAACTGTTAAACAAGCAGCTTATGGTGCTGCTGGAGAAGCTGTAGGATCAGTTGCTACAGGACAGCCTATTGATCCACGTGCTGTAGTAGAAGAAGCCCTAGGTGAAATTGCTGGCGCACCTATGGAAGCTGTTACAACATACAGATCTAATAAAGCAATTGCAGATCAAAATGTACGACCAACACCGCCTCCAGTATCAGAAAGAGTAGAGCCAGAAGTAACTCCTATTCGACCTGCTACTACAGAACCTGCCACAGTAGAAACTTCCGCCCCTACAAAAGTAGATACATCACATGATACTCAAGCTATGCTTGATGAGTTATCTGGCAAGGATGTTGAATATGTGCCAGAAGAAGAAATAAAACCTATTGGACCTCCAAGGCTTACAGAAGAGGAAAAGGCTCAGCTTGCACCATTAGATAAGCTGAATGCTAAAGACCGTAAGATACATAATATGCCAACGCCAGAACTTCAAGCAATGGCTGATCAAGGAATGATTCAATGGTCAGATGAATTTATTGATTCTTTAAACAAACCAAAACAAGAAGTTATTCAAACTACCCCCATGGGTAACAATACCGAATACCATGTTTTACAAAACGATCAAGGCCATGTTGCAAATCTTTACGATAAAGACGCTGGTCAATACGTTCCTGGAAGTTTGAGAATATTCCCTACTGAGACATTTGGAGAGCAAACAGAAACAGCAGCTAAGAATTTTGTTCAAGAGGAACAGGACAAAGCTGCACAATATGAACCATCAATTAAAGAAGAGCCTACAGGTATTATTTCTGAAGAAGAAAGACAATTTACTCCAGTAGGTGGCAGGCTTATCAATAAGAAAGATGCTGATAAATTAGCTCGTGAGTCAGCTATTGCATTAGAACAAAATTTAAAGAATCAAGAAATTCAAAGAGACAAACAGATTAGACGTGAGATTCGTGAAGATAGGTTCCCAGCTGCTGAAACACCATCGCTAGCTTCAGCTCTTAAAGCTTTAGGTGGTATCAACCAATCCAATAAATTAGATATGCTAGGAGATACTGGCAAACTGTTTAATTATGAAAGTGCTTTTTCAAAAGATGGTGAGGACTTACTTACCTATATTGAAAAGGGAGACCTTGATCAATACCTTCCACATCAAATACGTTTAAGTAATACACCTGAAGGCGAAGCATTTGATCCTAGACCTGGATATGAATATATATCTAAAGTTATTGAGTCAAAACAAAAAGCATATGATTACGAATATGAATTAGCTAAGATTGATCATGAAAATCAGATCAAAGAAAAATATCTAGCTAAACAATACATGGAACCTAACGAAGAAGCAAGAGTTGCTAGAATTGAAGATTTAAATTTAGGTCCGATGTATGAAAAAATAAAAGCCAAGCCAGGTGCTAACGTAGGAAGAATAGCAAAAATGCTAGGCCCTCAACTATATGGCAGCATGGAAAACATATCTGAAGTTTCTGTAAAAGAAATGGTTCAAAATTCGTTTGATGCAATTAAAACGATGATTGAAAAAGGTGTTATGGATAAGGGCAATATTAGCATTAATATGAATGTAAGCGACAGATCTATTACAATCAAAGATAATGGTAGTGGAATGAGTCCAGATGTTCTTCAAAATACATTTTTTACCATTGCTGGAACAAATAAAGAAACTGAGTTTGGCTCTGGAGGGTTTGGTATTGCTAAAATGTTATTTTTATTTGGCAATCAAAACGTAGAAGTCACTACCATGCGTGACGGACAAATTAGCCATTTTGTTGCGTCTGGAGAACAATTAAAAGCGTCTTTAGATGATCCATCTCAAGCTCCAGATATTAACACTTATGCTGCTGACCAATACAACAAAACAGAACTAAGAGAAGATTTTCCGCAAGGACATGGCACTATAGTAACAGTTGTTGTTCCAGAAACATTTACCAATCCATCAACTGGGAAAACTGAAGATATTCCTTTTGTTGCAGATAAATTTGAATTTCCAGTATTAAGATATAGCCCATTATTTTCAAATATTGAAATGAGATTTAATGAGGAAAATTTAATGCTTGGATCTTCATTTCCCAAAGAAGATTACACTACATTTGTTAATGCGGATTTTGATTGGGGTACTGCAAGAATATACGTAAGTACATCTGAAAGAGATAGATGGGGTAAAAATTTACATGTACTATCCAATGGTTTATGGCAATTTAGTGAAGAATTAACAAAAAAACCAGGTGATAAATATGCAGATAATATTCCATATAGATTTTATGTAGACATTGTTTCTAGAGCAAAACCAGATGAACAAGGATATCCATTTACATTTAATCGCCAAAGTCTTACAAAAGAAGCAACTGCTGATCTTGATCTTATAAAAAATTACTTGTGGCTTAACTACACAAAAAAAGATATATCTAGCACAAGTACTAGCTTTGGAAATGTACATTACCTAAGCAAAAAAAATGGCAAAATTAATGTTTCAGCAAAAGAAGATTTAAATCCAGAAGTTAATGTTCAAGAAATTTCAGATGGCATTCAAGAAGGATCTAATGTAAAAGTTATTGATGGTAAGTTAATTGTAAACGGAAAAGAAATACCAGCATTAAATCTACAAGATCTAAAAAATGCAACTATTGACTTAGATGAGTTAAAAATACCTCAAGACAATGTCAAATCAAATGACATCATGGTTCATGATAATTTAGGAGTAGAAATTGAAGGAAACTTCAGGCCTATTACTGAATTAGCTAAAGAAAAGTTTGGCGAACGTTTTGATCAATTTATGTATGAAATTGGAGACGTATTTAAAACATTAAGAGACCGTGTCGTTTATCTTAATATTAAAGGTGAATTACCAAATTATGATGATGTTGGCTATAAAGATTTAGCTAACCATGCTATTGGTATATCATTTGACAAAGAATATAGAGGTGTTAGTATTAAACTACCATTTAATGGTATGTTTATTAACCCAGCATTACCAGAATTTACAGATCCAGAAGGTGCTGGTTTTGGTTTATTTGGTACAATGATACATGAGTTGGCTCATTATCAAGTACGAGATCATGAAGAAAAGTTTCCTGCAGAAATGCAAAGACTTAGTATTGTTTTAAAGAAAGACAAAGAATTTGACTTGAATGGTTTAGAACAAGAGCTTGTAAAGTCAGTTATTAAAAATAAAGATATATTAGACTATTTAAATGACCTTGGAGTAAATTATGAATCAGAAGCTATTGGACAGCGTTTCAAAGACAGCGAATACGAAAGAGCAACTAGACGCACTTCTCAGAACATATCTGAGTCTGGGAGAGCGAGACAACCTGGACGGGAAGTATCTAGCAACATTAAATCAAGGGATCAAATTGCTAGACAAATGCAGCAATATCAATCAGTTCCGTCAGCGAATCAAACAACACAAAGGCGTGTAGCAGGACAACCACCACCTAGAAACTTTAGAGGCCAAGAAGTATTGCCTCAATGGCACGGTCCTGAAGAATCTAAAATAGATGATTGGATTTACAATCTTCAAAACAAACAGATTGATACTAAGCGTGTTCAAGAAGCTATTGGTGACATAGAAGAGAACTGGAACGTATACGAAAAAGAACAGCTATACCATGGTAGAACTGCATCAGGTATTCGTAACTTCTTACTCAAAGAACTTCTACCAGTTATCAAAGAAATTGAACGCTTAAAAATTAGCCCTGAAGACATTCGTACTTACTTGCATAATCGTCATGCAGAAGAGCGTAACATTCGCATGAATGAAAAAAATCCAGATATCTACGATCCTAAAACAGGAAGAACAACTCCTAATCCACTTAAAGACAAAGCATCTGGTATTCATACTAACGATGCACGAGCTTATTTAGCAGGTTTAGATCCAGCTAGAAAACAAATCTTAGAACAGATTGCAACTAAGTTTGATGAAATGGTTAAAGGCACACAAGATGTATTAATAGCTTCTGGTGCAGAAACTAAAGAGACTATAGACAAATGGAATAAAATTTACAAACATTACGTCCCATTATTTAGAGTTGAAGATGATATGGCCAGACCATCAGGCCTGAGTGGTGTTGGTCAAGGCTTTGGTTCTCGTGGTGACTTTAGTAAACGTGCTATGGGTTCAGAGAAAGATGTTCAAGATATTTTAAGTAACATTATTGCTCAGCGTGAACGTGCTTTAATCCGTGCTGAAAAAATTAGAGTAGGCCGTGCTTTATATGGCATGGCTATACAGAATCCTAATCCAGACTTCTGGTTACCTATTAACCCTGATGCCATTAGAAATAAGAAACAAGCTATTGCTGAATTAAGACGCATGGGTATTCCTGACGCTGAAGATGTAGTAAACAATCTAATGGCTGAGCCTAAAGAGCGTTATCTTAAAAAGATAAACGCTGCTGAAGGAGCTGTTGAGCCCGATGAAAATTTTGACTTTGATTCAGGTCTTCCAGTTAATGAAAGTAAAGAGGTTGTGGCATCTAAGATTAATGTCATGGCTCGATATAAAGACTTTGTATTCCCAGTTAGAATTAATGGTAAAGACAGGTATATATTCTTTAATAAGAATGATCCAAGATCATTACGCATGGTTCAATCATTAAAGAACTTAGATGTAGAGAATCTAGGATTAGCATTAAGTATTGCTGGTAAGTTTACCCGCTGGTTTAAAAACGTTAATACACAATACAATCCAGTATTTGGACTAGTCAACTTCGTCCGTGACTTTAGTGGCGCATTACTTAACTTAACTAGCACAGAGATTAAGGGCGAACAGGCTAAAGTTATTGCAGGCGCTTATAAAGCTATGGGTGGTATCCTAAACGTACACCGTGCTGAGCGTAAAGGCAAACCATTACCTACTGGACCATGGGCTAAGCTATACCAAGAAGCCCGTGCTGAAGGATTCCAAACAGGCTATCGTGATTCATTGATTCGTAATCAAGAAGAAATGCAAATTATTGAACATACGCTTGAACAGTTTAAAGATAGTAATACTAAGAAAGCTTTTTACTCTGTGATTGGAGGACTTACAGACTTCAATGACATGATGGAAAATGCTATTCGCTTATCTGCTTATAAGGTAGCTCTTGACAAAGGTCTATCAAAACAAAAAGCAGCGATCATTGCTAAGAATTTAACAGTTAACTTTGATAAGAAGGGTGCTAAAACTGCTCAAGTCAATGCGCTTTATGCATTCTTCAACGCATCTATTCAAGGTACTGAACGTATCTATCAAACAATTAAGGGCCCTAAAGGCAAGATGATTATTGGTGGTGGTATCTTAGCTGGTATGGTTCAAGCTGTAATGCTGGCAGCTGCTGGATATGACGATGATGATCCTCCAGAGTTTGTTCGTGAAAAGAACTTTATTATTCCATTGATTGATGGTACATACTTAACCGTACCTTATCCATTAGGTTATAACGTGCTACCTAACGCAGGCCGTATTGTTATGGACTTTATGTTACATGGTGGACGTGATCCAGGTAAGCATTCAGTATCTTTATTAGCATCCACTTTAAATTCATTTAACCCATTAGGTAACACAAGCCTTTCATTCCAAACACTTGCCCCTACAATTGCAGATCCATTGGTTGCATTAGGTGAAAATAAAGATGCGTTTGGTAGACCTATCTCTCGTAAGGATCGTGCTACAGCACCAACGCCTGGCTATACAAGATCAAGAGAAACAGCATCTAAAATTAGCCAAGGATTAGCTTACTTCCTTAACTTAGCATCAAATGGATCTAAGTATCAAAAAGGTTATATTAGTCCAACGGCTGATGAGCTTGACTTTATTGCAGGCCAGGTCGGTGGTGGTTTGTATCGTGAAGTCACTAAAGCTGGTAAAGCTATTAGCGCAATAGTCACTGGTGAAGAGATTCCAACATACCAAAGACCAGTGGTGGGTCGTTTTGCAGGCAAGACAGGATCACAAGCATCCGTATCACAATCATTCTATGATAATGTGACTCGCATGACTGACCACGAGAATGAGATAAAAGGTCGTATGAAGAATAGAGAAGACGTAGAAGGATATTTAACAGATCATCCAGAGGCTAGATTATGGAAGAGAGCTAACTCTGTTGAGAATAAAATTAATGAATTGAATAAAAGAAAGCGTTTATTTGCAGAACGTGGCTTCCCTAAAGAGCGTATCCAAGCTGTTGATGCTCAAAAAACTATGCTCATGCAAAGATTTAATACTCAGGTTAAGAACTTACGTCCTGATTAAGCTCTGTAATTACTACGTCACAATACCCACCCTTAGTTACTTCCATCCTAGTTACACATAACTTATCTATTTGAGAATCATTCTCATAGGCACCTGCATGTTCTAACGCATCTAATAAAGGCTTTAAAACGTTGTCTACATCCCTTTTTCTATTGTCAGGAGGGTACAGGTATACCTCCATGTGCAATCGTGCGTTTAAACGCCCTTCCTGTGCGGAATAGACACATAAAAACACAGATTCTCTAAACTCTTTTCCCTTTTTACCAAGAAACTTCTTAGATCCGACTTGTCCCCAGTAATGATTTACAGTAGGAGGGTATGGCAATGTTAGTTTTATTGTTTTCATATCGTGTATTATAACAGATGAATTAATATGGGTACAACCTATTGACATGTATTTTATTCTATGCCACCATTACAACTCATTTTACTTTAACGGGGGACATTATGAAAAGGTTTATATCAATAACAGAGCATCTAATGACAGATCAAAAATATAACGATCTTGTTAAAGATGGCTTTGAGCCAACAGAATTTATTACATCTATTACAGCTGATCATGCTAGAAGTCGTGGATTAGATTCTAAAGTCAGATGTATAGAAGTAGAGTATGACATGTTAAATGATATATATAAGGCAGTAGATACTATTGCTACAGATAAAGCATTTGATGAGTTAGAAGAAGCTATGCTTAATAACACATTGTGCCCTAGTGGAAATTGTGAAGCATGAAAATCACAAACGTATTTAATCTTCCTAAACCATTTGAGAACATAGCTAAGAACCCTAGCTACTCAAAAGGTAAGGCTCATATATCAGCTACAAGTCTTCTTAACAGTCCTAAGATTGTAACGCTATTAAAGAAGTATGATGATGAGTTAAGCCAGGATGTTTCAGATATGATTTGGTCTATCTTTGGATCAGCTGTTCATAACGTGCTTGAAAAAGGTGCAGATGAAAATAACTTGGTTGAACAAAGATTCTATGCTGAGGTAGATGGTTGGCATGTATCAGGTGCAATTGATCTTCAAGTTGTAGATGCTGATGGTATTCATATTAAAGACTATAAGACAACTTCTGTTTGGGCGGTAATGAATGATAAGCCTGAATGGGAACAACAACTTAACATCTATGCATGGTTAGTTCAAAAGAATAAACAAGTGCCTATTAAGTCATTACAGATTGTTGGTATCTTGAAAGATTGGTCAAAGCGTGAAGCTGAACGCAAGCCTGAGTATCCACAACGTAACGTAGCTATAGTCAATATTCCACTATGGACATTTGAAGAGCAAGAAGCTTTTATCAAAGGCCGTATTGCTAAACATAGTGCCGCTGAGTTTGCCTTAGAGACCGAAGCTGAATTACCTGAATGCACACCTCAAGAGATGTGGGAAAAGCCACCTGTATGGGCAGTGATTAAAGTAGGTAATACAAGAGCCAAGTCACTTCATGAAACAGCAGAGTTAGCTGATGCAGCATTAAACGAATTAGGTAAGGGTTATGAGATACAAGTTAGAAAAGGTGACAGAACAAGGTGTAAAGATTATTGTTTAGTTAATAGATGGTGTAAGCAATATAAAGAATATACGGAGGCTCAAACATGAGCAAACAACAGTCAGATGGATCTACAGCAAGTTATTACGAATTGCCTGAGGGTGCAACAGAATTGCAAGAACTAATAAGTGCTAAGAATATGAATGCACAGATTGGTGAAATATTTAGAGCTTGTTATCGTTATGGTGAAGTGGCTCATAGTCCAGAGATTAGAGATATAAAGAAGATTTTATTCTATGCAAAAGCTGAATTAGAAAGATTAAATAAACTAGAAAAGGTGAGCTAAATGAGTGTATATAGAAAGTTACAAGAGGCAAGGATTGATCTTCAGTCTAAGCCTTTAAAGAAGTCTGGCAAGAATAATTTTGCTGGGTATCAGTATTTTGAATTAGCTGATTTTCTACCATCAATACAACAGATCTGTTTAGATAGAGGATTATGTGGTTCAGTAACCTTTTATACAGATATTGCAGTATTGACTATTACAGATGTAGATAAGCCAGAGGATAAGATTGAATTTAAATGTCCTATGTCTTCAGCTGCACTAAAAGGATGTCATGAGGTCCAGAATTTAGGGGCAGTTCAGACGTACTTAAGGCGCTATCTGTGGACAAATGCTTTTGAGATTGTTGAACACGACTCTCTTGATGCTACCACAGGAAAAGATGAACCAAAAAAAGCTAAGTCTATAGTAACAAGTCCAATTTCTGTAGATAAAAAAGAAACATGGCAAAATGATCTAATTGTTTGTAAGGAGGATCCAAACGATCCTACTGTGTGGAGAAACGATCTTATATCTGGAACAGAAGCAAAGTTTACGTTTTGTGAAAATGTTGCAATACTTATGAACACTTTCAAAGTAAACAAAGTTTCTTATGACAGATTAAAGGATGAGTCTCCAGATGATTTCAAAAACCTTATGAACAAGTTTACAGAAGTAAAAACAAAACTAGAAAAGGAAGCAGTATGAATATCAAACTTGAACTAACTCAAGAAGAAACAGGATTCTTAATGGGAGTTTTGGCAGAACTACCTACTAAGACAGGCGCTTGGACTTTGATTCAAAAAATTAAAGAGCAAGCAGAACCACAAGTACCACCACAACTTAAAACAGAGGAGACCTTAAATGGCTGAGCAAAGAGCAAATAGCGGTTCGCTAGGAAAGAACAGATACAAAGACAATGAAAAGAAACCAGATCTTACAGGCAACATTCATGTAGATCGCAATCTATTAATTGACTTACTTACTAAACATAAAGATAAGCCTCTTATTCAGTTAAGACTATCTGCATGGAATAAGCAAAACAATGATACAGGCGAAGGTTTCTTGGGTATAGCAGTATCAGAACCTATGCCTCCTAAAACAGAAGCTGGCAAAAATCCTTGGGAGGCGTAATGGAAACCATTCAGTTTGAAGGTGTTAAGGTAGCACTCAAACAAGATAAAACTGGATATGTTCTAACGCTTTCTATGCATCCTGACGACATCCCTGAGAGTTTACTTAGGGATTTTGTCGGTGCTAGATACCAAGTGGTAATGGTTAGATTAGATAATCATGAGGCTCCAATTGATCGTCAAGACGAGTTTTCTTCTGATCGAGCTGTGAGGATATCTGGTATGTTGTGTCGTGATCCAAAGTTCTGGGAGTATCTATATTCTAAAAGTGATATAGCTACCAAAGACTATGAGACTGTTACACAATGGCTAAGGTTTTATCTGGATTTAGAATCAAGATCTCAACTTAAAACTAACATTGAAGCTCAAAATAAACTTGACGCTTTATATAGGGAATATACTGCATGGAAACCAATAAGCTAATACCGTATTCAGTCTATTTGCCTAGTGACTTACATAAGAAGTTAAAGTTATTAGCACGTGATCGTAAAGCCTCTGAGCTTATACGTAATGCAATTCAAATGATTATTGATGGCAATACTGCATACAATAGCGGTTATAACAAAGCGCTTAAAGATACAGTCAAAGTTATCAATACTAATGAAAGCGCTATTACCATATCTGTTCATGGCATATTGATTGCTGATAATTTAATCTCTGACATAAAAACATTGGAGATAAGCAAATGACCGAAAACGAAAAAGAATATATGGAGTCACTGTATGCTGGACTTGCCATGATGGGTTATCTCATTCGTGGCAATCCCATACATAAGATCCCTGAAGATGCTAAAGCTATGGCTAAAGCTATGATGGAAGATGAAAAAGTAATTGGCCTTCCAGCAATCAAAAGAAGAACTAAGAAATGAGTGAGCAAAGATATTGCTCATCATGTCTTTCTTTTAGATTAGCCGAAACAGGCAAAATGGTTCAAACTGCAAGTAAAAATATCAAACGATTTAAATGCGCTTTGTGTTTGAGCAAAATGATTAAACCAAATAAGGGGTTATATGTTCCAAGAGCTCATAAAAATAGCTGAAGAAGTCTATACACTAGATAAGCAACTTGGCATCCGTATGGGAAAATGTTTAGAGTCTTTAGGTAAAAAGATTGAAACACATAACAAAGAAACAAAAGCCACCAATGTTAAGATTAGTAAATTAGAAAGCAAGATTAAAATTTTAGAAAGCGCTATGCGTAGGAGAATGCACTAATGGAAAACTATAAACAATGGATGGAACAAAAGCTTACATCTGAAGACATGGATAAATTACCTAAGGTTATAAAGCCTTTAACTCCAGAACAGATCTCAGATCTTCTTGTACAGAACAAATGGAATATAGGTGACAATGATGGATTGACAGATATTGTTAACCTAATAAGATCAGTAGAAAAAGCACATGGGATTGTATAGGAATAAGAAGCTATTGGTTATAGTAAGAGAATCTCCCTGTCAGGTTTGTGGGATTGAAGATGGCACAGTTGTTGCAGCGCATTCAAATCAAATGAGGGATGGTAAATCCACCTCCATGAAATCAAATGATTACAGAATTGCCGCAATGTGTTATAAATGTCATTCTAATCTTGATCAAGGAAGCAAGTTGACAAGAGAAGAAAGAGTCGATATGTGGGAAGATGCCCATAGAAAGACTATAGGTTGGTTGTTTGAAAAAGAACATTTGGAGGTTAAATGAAAACACAATTTGGTTTGTTGGTAGGATTTTTAGGGATATGTATGATTCCTATTGCAATAATATTTGTAGCATTTAGAGCCTCTTGTAGTTTTGTAAGCAGGATAGCTATGGAAGGATTACATGATGATTAACGCTGGCAAACAACCATATGCATGGGTCTATGAAGAATTTGACCATGAACATAATTTAGTCAAAAGCTTTGTAACACCATTCAAGCCTTCTGAAATTTCATTCAAAAATGAATTAAAAACAAAACTCCACAATATTACATTAACACCTTTATATAGATGTGATGATAAAGCTGAAAAGTTTACCGCAGTAAAGAAGTACGATAGTAAATTACTAGTAGAAGCTAACTTAGGACTTTAACATGACCACAAGGCTCATCAACGATCATACTATTAAAATCACTTATGATATGTTGAGAAAGATGCCTCCCTTCAATGAATGGAACCTTCCAGCTCCGCACAAAATAATATTTGAAAGCAATACAGACCCAACAATTTGTGGTGAGTTTGATGTAGAGCCTATGGTTATGAGAATCAGCACACACCACCAAGAAACTTATGTCAACATGATGAGAACTGTTGCACATGAGATGGTTCATCTAAAACTTTACTTAGATGGAAAAACACATTATGATAAACACGATAAGACATTTAGAAAGATGATGTTTCAATTCAATGCCTTATATGGATTTGATAGGAAAGAATTATAAACTTACGGGGGAACACAGTGAAATATAAATCAGTATTAGTAATATCAGACTTGCATATACCTTACCATCATCCTGATGCTTTTGCGTTTCTTAAAGCTCTTAAAACAAAATACAAGCCAGATCACATAGTTAATATAGGCGATGAATTAGATTGTCATGCTATGTCTATGCATGATTCTGATCCTGATCTTTACTCAGCAGGCCATGAGTTGGCAGCCTCCATATCTTACATTCAAACACTTGAAAAGATATTTCCTAAGATGACGTTGGTTCATTCTAACCATTCATCTATGTTATTTAGACGTGCTTTAAAACATGGTGTTCCTAAAGGATACCTTAAAGACTACAATGATTATCTTGGTGTAGGTAAAGGATGGCAATGGGTAGAAGATCATACAGTTACACTTTCAGATAATTCACGTTGCTTTTTTACGCACGGACTATCTGCTGATGTGCTTAAAGTAGCTATGCAGTACGGAATGCACACTGTGCAGGGCCACTACCATACCAAGTTCAGCATAGGCTATTACTCTAATCCAGATCAGTTAGTCTGGGGCATGCAGGTAGGTTGTTTGATTAATCAGAAGTCTATGGCATTTCAATACGCAAAGAACTTTAAGACTAGATTCATTGTAGGTTGCGGTATGATTATTAATGGTCAACCAAAACTTATGCCTATGATGCTTAATGAAAATGGTAAATGGATAGGTAAATTATTATGAGTTATGTAATGATTGTTATTATGTTTGGCAATATGTCTGTTGAAACTTATAGTGTAAATTTTGACTCTCAACTTACTTGTGAGAACGCAAAAACAGCTATAATAGAAAAGTATGATAATGTTAAACGTCCAGGGATCACCCCTGTGATTTTATGTGTAAGGAAATAGTATGGCAAGTGAAGCAGGAAAAGGTAGTAAGCAAAGACCTACAAATAGAGAAGCATTTGAAGAGTCATATGATCGTATATGGAAAAAGAAAAAACAGTTAAGAGAAGGTATGCATTATGAAACTGATACCGATAATCTTCATGATATTAAGTATGATGTAAAGTATATGCCCGAAGATCACTATGAAGAGTGAGGTTCAGTCGCCTTGTATTAAAATTTGTAAGCTAGAAAATAATCACTGTGTTGGATGCGGTAGATCTAAGCATGACATTACTTATTGGAGTGAATACAGTAATGAAAAGAAGTTTAAGATAGTAAGACAACTTAAGAAGAAAAAATGAACAAACTTCAAGCAATCGTAGAAGCTATTATAATCTTAACTATCATGTGGTTTTTTTATGGCTTTATTAAAGTATGTCTTATGGCCTACGACTTCTTTATCTAACTACCAAAACATAGTCAATACGTCATCAATACGTATTAAATGCCCCTGCAATGTAATCCTGTAATCACCTTCAACATATTCTTTTAGTCCAGCAATTCTATGTAATACAGTTCCATCATGGCCTATGATCTCTTTCTCTGCATAAGGCAGATACTTTTGCTCTCCATCTTCAATATAATCCAACCCTCCCCCACCTGTAGGTAGTTTAATTACCACTGTAAATGCATAGGGGTCAATACTGCCTAAATCTAGAGTAATATGCGGGTAGTCTTTATGCCAAAGTCCTGCATGGGTGAGCAGGAATCGGCTTGAAACGAATATATGAAAGGATGGGTGAGATAGAGAATAGTTAAGCTTTATTGGCTCTTTAAACTGATCTGATAAGTAATCAATAATGATATCATATGTGTCGCCAAACTGTTCACGCAGTATGGGATTTAATACCTTGAGATCTTGTCTGTATTCTGGAGTCTTACCATCTAGGTAAGCGTTTCTTCCAAGCGTATAGAAGAAAAATTCATTTGATCTGGATACCCAATACTTCTGAAGTCTAAAGACTTTATCAGCTATCTCTTCAGTATTGATATCTAATTTGTGAGAAATAAAAGGGGGCATAGCCCCCAATTATACATTACTTATTCATTACGTACATCGTCACTTCAAAGCCAAATCTCATTTCTGTTGCTGATGGAGTTGTCCACATAATATTTTCCTTTGTATATAAAAAAGACCTATTTTTGCTACACAAACACCTTTGTATGTAATTTACTCCATACAAGCTAGTTTGTATTGAATATAATGCGCCTTTTGCTATACAAAGTCCTCCATAAAACCATGAATGACAGGTAAAAAAGTAACTCTAACAATAAGTAGAGATAGAAATAAGTGTAAAGTATGCTTTACATTGGTTTTCACTCAAATCATTGATTTATATACAAATGAATGAAAACAATATTTAATCAACTGTAAAAATCAATATGCCTTCTATATAACATTTAGTTATATACATCTATTTCTATATAACTTATATAAATATGTTGACACGGATATAGGGATTTGATATAGTTTCGTTGTGAGTCCCTTTCCTCACATGTCTTTCCTTTACATCTCTCTCGTAAAGTCTCGGTGTCCCTCGCACCTTAAAACCCTTAGATTAAAACCTAGGGGTTTTTCTTTTATACCCCTTGCATTTTGTTTTAAACAGGAGTAAATTTATAAATGAGAGAAGTGAATGAAAGACTAGTGATGTATTTCTACGTCATTATCTTCCTATTCCCTTTTGTCCGTACTCCAAACGTTATCACTGAACCTAAATGGGTTGCGTGGAATAATACATAGGCCTTGTTACACCCGCAAGCGAGCCTCGTGAACTTAAATGGGTATCACACAAGATATACTGCCACGGGGTGACTTGCCAACAGTATGTCGATTGAACATTAACTCTGTGTAGGACTGGTATTGGGTAGCTTCTATTGCTTAATGTGGGTCAAAGGTGTGTCCATCTCACCCTTGGCGGAGCCATATTCTAAAAAAACGAAAGGATCAAATGAGTTTTATAAAAAGAAAGGAAGACGGCTTCCTAACAAAGAAGCTTGTACAAGAACTAAAGTTGTATCATACTACTCCTGAGGAACTAGATCCTATTAGAAAGATCGCAATTGATTACTTACTCTCGGATAGTTGGAAGAATTACAAAACATATAAGGGAACTCCACAATGAATTTTACACATGCGGTTGTAGATGATGGCGATATTATAAGAAAGTATCGTTGGTCTAAACGAGAAGCTAAATGGTATAAAGATTCTCATCCTGATATAGATGTGATACAGTTGCCTAAAGAAGAAGTAAAACCATTTAACACTAATGATTATGAAGAGGCACCATATTAATGACTGACACAAAGAAAACAATAATAGTTGAAAACGTTTTAGTTAAGGGGTATATTAAACACGCTAATGGAAAAAAGACTATGTTTGAATTTAACAAGCAAGACTTTAAACCAGCATCATTCGAGAAAATATTTGAGGAAGTAGGTCGTAAGCTTTAATGTATACAAAGTTAGATGATATGAAAATGGCACAAAAGATTTTGCTCTATATTGAAAAGAATCCAAGAGCCACAAGAAAAGACATTACAAAGTATTGCTTTACAAATATGCGTAGGTTGAGACAGTTAGAAGCAGAAGGATATATAAATATCCCACCACCTATGCCAAGAGAAATCAGGAATAGGGATTACTATGAGAACAAAGCCATTCAATCAGCAAGTTCATGATGCCTGTGATCCTCCCGCAAGAGAGGCAATAATTAAATACATTAAAGCTACATGGGGTTTAAATGCTTGGCACAACCCTGATAAGTATGCGGTAGATTTAATTATAGAGCGTGATAAAGAGGCGATTGGATACGCAGAGATAGAAATGAGAGATTGGGATCATTGCCCGTTCAAAACAATCCATATACCTAAACGAAAAGATAAACTATTTGATAATGGTAAGCACACAATTTATTTCGTTGTGTCAAGAGGCATTAGCAAGGCTTGGTATGTTAATTCACAAGTGATTAAAAATTCAGCAGTGCAAGAGATACCTAACAAAGCTGTTAGTCAAGGAGAATATTTTTATGATGTGCCTACATACCTATTCACTGAAATAAGTTTGTAGCATAGAATTATAAATGAGAGACAATAAACCACAATACACTGATTTAGAGCATAGGATATTAGAACTATCTGATGTGATAGACATGTTAAATGAAGAGAACATTCATCTCAAAGATATTATTGCCTCTCACCAATGGAATGCAACCGAATTTGAAAAAGATTATATACTGCACGAGATCACAAGTTTAAGACATCAAGTATTAGTTTTAGAAAAGAGTGAACATAGTGCAATAGCAAGTCGTGATATGTTTCAAGATAGGAATGCAGAGTTATTAAAACAACTTGCGTATTATAAGAAGCTCCAAAAAGCTTAGCCCACCCCAGAGGGTATCTGGACGTTAAAAGGATAATTATGTTAGAACTTAGAGAACACCAACAAGGTGTCATTGATGCATTGCGACAAGGATTTAAAGAGGGTCATAGAGCTCAACTACTATATGCACCTACAGGATTTGGCAAGACAGAGGTAGCTATCTATCTAATGGAAGCTACAAGGAAAAAAGATAACAGATCAGCAATGATCTTAGATCGCATAGTCTTAGTAGATCAAACATCACAAAGATTAGACAAGTATGATATCTTTCATGGCGTTCACCAAGCTGACCATTGGAAATATAATACATCAGAACTAATTCAAATATGCTCTTCTCAAACATTAGAGCGCAGACAAGACTTTCCAAAGATGGATGTATTAATCATTGATGAATGTCATATTGCACGCAAACAGATTGTTGATCTAATTAAAAACAATCCAAATCTTAGGGTCATTGGCTTAACTGCTACTCCGTTTACCAAGGGCTTAGGTAATATCTATACTAATGTGGTATGTGGATCAACTACACAATCACTTGTTGTTAATAAATGGTTAGCCCCACTCAAAGTCTATATCGCTAAAGAGATTGATATGAAGGGTGCTAAAAAGATTGCAGGTGAATGGTCTCCTGATGTAGTGACTGAACGAGGCATGAGGATTACAGGGGATATCGTTCAAGAATGGATTAAAAAGACGCATGAGATATTCGGCAGACCACGCAAGACTATTGTCTTTTGTGCGGGAGTAGCACATGGTTTAGACTTAGTTAAACAGTTTGCCGAGAAGGGATATAACTTTGTATCTATCTCATATAAAGAAACAAGTGAATTTAAGAAGGAGGTGATCGAGAACTTTAGCAAGCCCGATACAGACATTCATGGATTGATTGCTACAGACATATTAACTCGTGGATTTGATGTCCCTGATGTCATGATCGGAGTGTCCGCTAGGCCATTCAGTAAATCCCTATCCTCTCATATTCAACAGATGGGTAGGGTGATGCGCCCCTCAACTGATAAAGACTTTGCCTTATGGTTAGATCATTCAGGTAATTATATTCGCTTCCGTAATGAGTGGGAAGAGGTATATCAAGAAGGCGTTAAAGACTTAGACGAAAGTAAGGTCGAACACGCACACAAAGAACCAACAGAACGAGAAAAGATAGAGGCTAAGTGTCCATCATGCTCAGCACTATGGGAACAAGGATCAGAGGAATGCTATGCTTGTGGATACGTTAGGAAGAAAAAACAATTTGGTTCATTAGCGGGTGAGATGCATGAGCTAGGCATGAATGGCCGAGATGATGTAAGGCACAGACAACAATTCTTCTCTGAGCTATTGTATGTAGCTAAGAACAAAAACTACAGTCCTAATTGGGCAAGCCATAAGTATAGAGAAAAGTATGGTGTATGGCCTAGAGATTTAGTATTTAGAACCGAGACTCCATCTATTACTACAATGAATTGGATTAAGCATAGAATGATTGCTTATAGTAAAGCCAATAAAAAAGATAGGAAGGTAGCATGAGGTTCGAAGACTTTGCAAGGATACATGGTTTAATCATTGATAATCTTATCCCACATAGACAAGTAAGAACACCAACAGAAGACCATCCAAGAAGTAGGAATGGGTCATATAAATTCTTAGGTGATGTAGGCTTTGTAATGAATTGGGCTACTATGGAAGAGCCAGCAGTATGGTTTCCTGATAAACAAAACGCCTCAAGCGTAGTGCTAAAAAAGAGTTCAGTCGATCACACTAAAGAGCGTGAACGCCTAGCCAAGAAGGCAAGTGATAAAGCGGGGTGGATATTGCACCAATGTAAAGAAGAGACGCATCCATACTTAGCATCTAAAGGATTTCCAGATGAGGTAGGTAATGTCTGGACAAAGGATGATGAACGCATATTAGTTATACCCATGAGGATCGATAAACGACTTGTTGGATGTCAGCTCATCAATAGCAATGGGGTCAAGAAGTTCCTGTATGGACAAACGACCAAGGGGGCAACTCTTACCATGAACGCAAAGGGTCTCCCTATTTTCTGCGAGGGTTATGCGACTGCCCTCAGTATCAGAGAGGCCATGATCGCTAATAACATCAAGTATTCTATCCACGTTTGCTTCAGTGCATCCAACATGAAGCTGATAGCAGGGCAATTTCCCTACGGGCTGATCGTTGCCGATAACGATAATTCCCATGTGGGTGAGACTACCGCTAGGAAAACAGGCAAGCCTTATTGGCTCTCCGAGACAGTCGGGGATGATTTCAATGATTTTCATAAACGAGTAGGCACTTTCAAGGCCTCTCAGTCCCTCAAAAAGAAATTAATAGAGATAGGTAGCTTGGTGATCTAAACTACCTATTATAGATCAATAAAAATAAAGATTATTGACTTGCGCTAACAAAGGCTTCTTAAATACATTCTGTTTTGGGTGTATTCTACTATCGTGAAAAAACTGAGAATGCCCTACAGGATTATAAGTATAACCTTTTTGTTTCGTTAGAAATTTAACTGCCTGTAGCTTATAAGTCAGCAATTGAATATGGCTTGGTTCTTTAGCTTTACCTTGTTGTAGCAAGGTTATATACTCGAATTGTTTTGGCTCGTAAACTGTATCACAGACTCGGCTAATCGTCTTGGCTCGGTTCATAACTACATTATAAACTGCCTGTTGATTAGCAAAATCACCACCCGCTTCACCGAATAATACAAGGGCAAGACAAGTGCTTGCTAGTTCTAGTTCTACCATAAATGTTCCTCTTTGTTATTATGGAATGCACAGAGTATCAGTATTAGCAAGGGTTTCAAAGCATACAGTGTCATCAATGTATGCTATAATAAGCCTTATGGCCTATCCCTTTTCCCCAAAATCAGCAATTAAAACTACCAATTCATATTCATCACTGAATTCTTTAATAGGTGCTTTAGTCCATAGATAAGTCATAGCATACTTATATATGCTAGTTCCACTCTTCTTCTTTACCTTATAGGCTTGGCACTTAAAAAACTCTGCCCCCTTCAAAGCCTGTTGCTCAGTCATTTTTAACCTCTACAATGCGAAACTCTTCACGATCAGGCACATCAGCTAGATAATTGTCATCAACGGCAGTTTGGCAGTCTTGAAAAAACATATCTAATTCTTCTTTTGCCACCTCATACTTGTCATATGTAGTAGGTATAGTATTCCCATCATCATCTTCATAAGACCATGTATTAGTCCAACCGCCACATAAACATAACTCCTGAATTTCATAGGCCATGACAATCCTCCCTGTATAAGTTCATAACTTCTCTCTCACTTAATCCAACCTTACCGATTAAATGTTGCTTTAAAGTATTTAAGTTTATATCTTTAGTTTCTGTATCTTGGCAATAGTATTCCAATTCTTTCTTACCAATATACTCTAATGCGTAATCTACTAACTTGCTCATATATCCTCCTAGTGTGAATTAGCATTGGCTTCTTGATCCGAAGCCCAATTATCTATGCAATTATCAAACCTTCTCATAGACTCCTCTGCAATAGCAGTCATAAGTTTAAGATAGTCATCACCCTCAACTCCTTCAATCTCATCTGCATCTTGCATAGCCTCTAATACGCTTTTATATATTGCTAATGCTCTGTTGTTCATTATTTTCCCCTTTAAAGTAAAATTCATATTCCTCCCAAAACTCTTTTGCACTATTGATATTAATATATTCACTATGAGTTTCGTTGTAATTATCTTGCGTTTGCCATACAATCCTAAAGCCTAAGTCTAAAAAATCACCATCTTCCTCAGGATTATAATCTGTGTCATAGTTCATATCCTCAACCTTGCCCGAACCATCACTTCTAAACCATTCAAAAGCAGTTTGATCGGCCATAGCTTGTGCTAAAGCATAAGCATTGGCTTCTGTTATTTGCTCACTCATCATCTTCCTCCTCATCTTGCATTTCTAAATAACGCTTATATTCCTCGTTAAGTTCGTCATCAGTATAATTGTTGTATCCTTTTCTGCCATTAAGAAGCATATCTCTTATACAATCATCATTCTCTCCCATAGACATACTAGCCACACCATTCATATCATCTTCCAAAAGTTCATCTATCATTTCTTTCCTGTTCATAGCTTTTCCTCCGTATATACATCTTTATATTTAAAAGTAATAACTAACATCTCATGCGTAGGGTCTGCTTCACATACCTTACATATATCAACCCATGTATCAATATGATTAAAATCATCAGGATACAGTTTTAAATGCACAAATTCACTCATCACCTTCCTCCTCTACATGGTCTATTGTGAAATTATCGCTATCGCAAGGTTCTAAAGCACTTGTCATCATGTCATAAAACTTTTCAATAGCTTCATCTCTTGTTTCGGCTTCAACCTCTTCCTGATAATACACTTGCTCACTTGCTTTAATTATAAATCTAGGCATTTTCTACCTCCTCAACTGATAATATTTCAAAGTTTACATCTTCAACTGCAACCCAATCGTTTAGATCAATACCATTAGATATGCTTTCTGCCTCTGCCTCGTTTTCTGCATCAACATCAATTTCATACAAAGTAGTGACCTCTGCGGTTATACTAAACTTTTTCATTTTTAACCTCCGCTACTTCAACCTGATCCCAATATGTATCTTGGTGATCTGTTTCTATTTCCTCAAAGTCAGTATCATAATACTCGCCTTGCATAGCTAACTCTAA